AGAGTTTGTAAAGTAACGCACAAAAATACATATAAATAAAACCAACATTTTATTAGCTTTTTCAAGAAGTCTTTGTACTTCATAAAGTAGTCCTGAGCGTGTTTTACCTTTTATAATACCCTCTTGCTTACCACTGACAGATATGCTCTGGCAAGGAAACGAATATGTCCAAAAGTCAGCATATTCAAGATGATCGAGTTTACTAATATCACCCAAATTCTTTGAAAGTTTGTTGGCAAGCCAATATTTTTCAAGTTCCTTAGACTTACTATTCACAAATCTGTACCAATTATATGGTTTGTTTTTCTGAAAATCATAACCGAGGTTAATTTCTGAAAGCTGCTTAGCCATTTCTTCTCTTGTAGGATACTCTGCATATGTATTTATCAGTTCTTCTGTAAGCCCACAATGAATAGCAGCATAAGAAAGAACTGCGTTATGGTCTATATCTGAGGTATGTTTAACTTCACAAGGTATTCCAAGTCTTTTTAGTGCCGAAACTTGTGCGCCTATACCACTAAATAATTCGTTTACTGTTATTTTTCCCGTTTTCACTATTTGTAAATCCTCCAATTTGTTCTTTATTGGAAGATAATTGCAATTATCATATTCACTCAGGTAGCTAATCTGAGCGTTCCGTTTTGTTTTTATCTCTTATTTTTTAATAAAATGTTGGCTTTACCAAAATATCTTATGCTTGAAAATGTCAAGAATCTTGTCGGTAAGAAATTCAAACCGCAGTTTGATGAATGGATAGCTTGGCTCGATGAACTTGGCTATAATACATATTGGAAAGTTTTAAATGCTAAAGATTTTGGTGTACCACAGAACAGAGAAAGAGTATTTGCTATAAGTATTCGTAAAGATATTGATGACGGAAAATTTGAATTTCCACAGCCTTTTGACAATGGAATCAGACTCAAAAATGTACTTGAGGTTAAGGTAGATGAAAAGTATTATTTAACAGATACAATGATAAAAGGGTTTATTAGGCACAATGAAAATCATACCGCAAAAGGAACAGGTTTTCTGTGGAAACCTAGGGATACTAATGGTGTAGCAAGCACATTAAGGGCAAAAGGTTGTTCCCCTGCATTGGAAATTATGCAGGGTGGGAACAGACAACCTAAAATAGCAGAGCCAATAGCCTGTGTCAAGGAAGCAACGAAGAAAGGCTATGCAGAGAGTTATGAGGGTGATAGCGTAAATCTGGAGCAGCCTAATTCTAAGACAAGAAGAGGTCGTGTTGGAAAGGGCTGCGCTCAGACATTAACCACAAGTTGCAATCAAGTTGTAGTTGAACCTAATGATACTTATGCTGAGTGGCAACGTAAGGTATTTGAAAAATTTATCGAAGATTCTAAAGGTGAAACTTGTGGAGTTATTTTAGAAAACAGTCATTCATTTGGCTATCAAGCACCTATGAAGAATTATTCTAATTGTCTTAGAACTACATCTAAGATAGGTGTAGTTGATAATTGCAGAGTTCGTAAATTAACTCCTAGAGAATGTTACAGACTTATGGGATTTAAGGACGAGCAATTTGATAAATCTCAACAGTTTACTTCTGATAGTCAGCTCTACAAGCAAGCAGGCAATTCAATAGTAGTTGATGTACTTTATTACATATTTGAAAAACTGTTTGAGGTTGATACTGAAACTAGAAAGGAAACAAAATGTTAAATAATGCTTGGAACACTCTCTTGAAATGTATATGGGTGGCTTGCTTTGACACCCATAACTTTCAAGAAGGAAAAGTATACGAAGTAAAAAATGGCAGACTAATAGACGGTCATGGCAGAAAAAGTTGTAATACATATGACAATGTTTACGATATTAATGACAGCTTTTACGCTAGATTCAAAGAAGTAAAGGAGTGAATAAAAAACATGGCAAGTGAGATACGAAATGATTGTGTGGGTTGTACTGCTCTTGGACTTCCCTGCTGTCATTGTTACATGGGTCGAGATTATCGTGTTTTAATATGTGATAAGTGTGGAACTGAGGTTGATATGCTTTATATTATTGACAATGACTCGAAAGAACTTTGTAGCGAATGTGCTAAAGAAAAGGCTATTGAATATTTGTCAAATCATAATATGGATATTGATGATTTGTGCGAATACAACGATATCCCTTGTGAAAAAATGAACGCTGAAAATTATGACAATAAATATTGTTATTACGATGACGAGGAATAAACACATATGAACAAAAAGAAAAACGAGACAACAAAACAAATAATACAACTTATAGTTGCTATTTGCGTAATAGTTATCGGTTTTGGAGTTGTAAAAGTTATTGGTATTAACGAAGATTACAAGCACAATTTTGAAAGAAACAAAGCCGATAATTCAACAGTTAATACAATTACCACTACCACAAATGCTATAACTAAAAATACAAAAGTTAGATCGGTAGAAAATAAAAAAAATACAGTAAAAACAAATACTAAATCTACTACAACCACCAAAGAAACAAGAGCTACAAAGTCGTATAGCCATAAAGTAACCGAAACTACAACGATAGTTACTAAGTCTGAAGCAGAGCCAGAAATAGAACTTATTTCTTACGATATTCCAACAGGTGATACTTCATTTCACGGCTATATGGATTATGCTTGTATTACGGACATCAATTCTCTGCAATATCAGTTACAACTAAATTGTTGGACGGATAGTCAGGGAATACGCAGACAAGGTGACGATGTTTGTATTGCTTTAGGAAGTTATTACGGTACAGAAATAGGTACACGCTATCTAATTACAACCGACATGGGTAACTCATTCACCGCTGTTTTAGCCGATTGTAAAGCTGATATTCATACTGACTATAATAATCAGTATCGAGATACAGGCAATGGCTTTAAGAACGTGGTTGAGTTTATAGTTGATACATATGCACTTGACCCTGATGTTATGAGCAGTGGCAACATTGGTACTTATGACAATTATTCTGGTAATATTGTATCAATTCAAAAAATTAATTAGAAAAGAGGTGAATTTAAAAATTGGCATACGACAAGAAAGCAGGAAAAAGAAAGCGTTTAGCTAGAGAGGAGGAGAACAGACAGCTAAAACGCTACAAGTCAGAGTGTAGAGAATTAGATACATATTTTATGAGTGAGGACGAACTCATTCGAGCCAAAGAAAGACAGAAGATAACAAAAGCTAGAAATAAAGCAATTGTACAAAGAGCTTATATGATTGCTATGGCAACAAATTAAACAAGCAAGAAAGGACAGATGAAAATGGTAACGGAGTATACAGCATATAAAATTAGATTTACTACAGTAAAAGAGGTACAGCAGTTTATCAGGATTGCGAATATGGTTGACTATAGCATAGACCTAAAGCAGAGCCATTATTGCGTAAATGCAAGTAGTATAGTGGGCATATTTGCACTTGACCTTGAAAACGAGGTAATAATGTTTGTGCCAACAGAACACGAAAAGAACGCAGAAAAAATGTTCGCAGAATTTATTATAAAGTAAAGGAAAAGACAATGAAAGTAACAATACTTGAATATCCAACTAATGAAGATTGGATTGCAGTAAAACAAAGAGCCTTAGTGACAGTAGGGCTAAAGGCTAAAACACCACCGACAGACGAGTGGAAATATAAAATATTAAAAGCAAGACATTCACCGATACGCAGACTAAGATTTTCGGTACTGTTTGAAGATATCCCTAATTGGGTAGCGGTACATCTTGTGAGACACATTCACGCACAACCTTATGTGAAATCTCAGAGAAACGATAGGCAATCTAATTATGATAGAACTAAAGCCCCACAGGACGCTCCTGTAAATATGATATGGGATTTCAATGGTGAAGAACTAATGAACATTGCCAATAAGAGATTGTGTAATCAGGCTGCTAAAGAAACAAGAGAAGCTATAAAAGAAATGTGCGATAAAATTATTGAACTTGATGATATTTGGAAAGATTTTCTCGTTCCTATGTGCAAGTACGTTGGAGAGTGTAAGGAAATGTTTCCATGCTATTTAAAGGAGAATGATGGTAAATGACTAAACCACTATTTTGTATTCTTGGAGCTTCGGCAAGTGGCAAATCAACACTTGTGCAAATGCTTGAAAAAGAATTTAATATGAAGCAGATACCTTCTTACACAACTCGCTTGCCGAGATACGATGGTGAAGCAGGACACACATTTGTTTCAGAAAAAGAATTTAAGGCACTTAATGACATTGTGGCTTATAACTACTATCTTGGTAATCATTATGGAGTAACGGCAAGTCAGATTGACGATGATACATATAATCTTTACGTTGTAGACCAAACAGGGCTTAATGAACTCCGTAAAAAGTACAGGGGTGATAGAGAAATTTATTCTATCTTTATAGATTGCCTGCCGATTACTCGGCATGATCGCCTGTTTAGACGTTATTATAAAATGTATAAGAATATTGATAAAGCATTTAAAGAAGCTAGGAAACGTTTTGAGCAAGACGAGATAGAATTTAAAAACTGCAAATCATCTGTTGATTACGTTATCAATAATGATGAAAATATCAATACAGCTTATGAAAATCTAAAAAAATATGTGAAAAGAATTATAGCCAAGCAGGAGGGAGATAATGATACCGAAACCGAACATAATTAACAGAGAACATTATAATAGCATTGTTTACTTATCCCACCCATATGGTGGTAAGCAAGAAAATTTAAGTAAAATAAATGAGTGCCAAAAACTATTAACTATAATGCACCCTGAGAATTTATATCTTAATCCCATTGCAATGTTTGGTAGCCTTTACGATTGTACCACTTATGAGCAAGGGTTGAACATGACTCTGTTGTTACTTGAAGAACTTGCAGATGAAATGATTATTTGTTCAAGTGTTCTTTCAAATGATTGGCGATCCTCTAAAGGCTGTCGCACGGAGGTTGTGTATTGTGAGAACAGACATATACCGTATAAAATTTGTACTTTGGAGCAAATTAGAGATGAATACGAAAAATACAGAAAGGAACATGATAAGAATGGCTAATTTTATTATTGGTGCTTTGGTTGGGCTTGTACTTGGTTTTCTAATAGCCTATAGAACAGTAACCGAAATGCTTGACGAATTAGACGAGAATGATAAAGAGGAAAATGCTAATGGAACTGAAAGCAAATCTGATAAGACCTAGACCGTGGCGTATTGGTGTGGATTGTGATAATGTCATTAATAATTTAGTAGAGAGCATTATTGATGTTTATAATAAAGACTATAATGACAATTTGTCCGTTGCCGATATAACTACCTATAATATGAGACAGTTCTTTAAAAATGTATCTCAAGACAAGTTTTATGACTATTTCACGGATAAGAGGGTATGGGACAACATAAAAGTGCTTGAAAATTGTGTTGCTACATTGAAGAAATATCATGATTTAGGTTGTGAAATCTATATAGTAACAGCTACAGCCCCACAGAATATTTCTAGTAAGGCAGCTTGGTTACAAGAACAACTTCCATTTTTAAATATGTATGATAGCCTCATAGCCATAAAAAACAAGCAAATGCTCGGTGGGGATATTGACATTCTAATTGATGATTGCGTAGACAATTTAGTTGGTGGCTATTATCATAAAATTTTATTTGATTATCCATGGAATAGACTTGGGTTTGAGTCATACGAAAACAACGCTCATATGTTACACCAAAGATATCGTTGTAGGAATTGGAATGATATTGACAAGGCAATTAACATGATTATGAAAACTGATATGGGTACAGAAATAGAATTAGACTTAAAGCCAGAGAATATAGGGAATACAGAAAACGAACAAAAAATAGATTTTGTTGTGAACGATGATAAGGAGTGATAAAATGAAAGTAATAAAAAAGGACGGAACATTAGAAGATTTTGATTATCAAAAAATAATCAATGCCTGTAGCAAATCGGCTAACAGGGCGCTAGAAAATCTTTCGGATAAAGATTATGAAAAAATTTGCTCTGCTGTTATGGACTACATAATGGAAGAAGATTTAGAAAATGATTGCATTTCAGTTGAGGCAATACACGCAATAGTCGAACGAACTTTGCTTGACCTTTACCCAAAATCAGGTGAATGTTATAGGCAGTATAGAAATTACAAAAAAGATTTTGTTCATATGATGGACGATGTATATACTAAATCCCAAGGTATTCGTTATATTGGTGACGTTTCAAATGCCAATACTGACTCTACTATGAACAGCACACAGCGTAGTTTGATTTATGGTGAATTAAATAAAAATCTATATGATAAATTTTTCTTAAATGTTGAAGAAAGACAGGCAGCGAGAGAGGGCTACATCTATATCCATGACAAGAAAGACAGACTTGATGGTATAAATTGTTGTATTTTCGATATGGCAAATGTTTTGTCTGGCGGCTTTGAAATGGGTAATATTCATTACAACGAACCTAAGACGCTTGATGTAGCTTTCGATGTCATAAGCGATGTAACAATGTCAGCAGCTAGTCAACAATACGGTAAGTAATATTGCCGTAATAAAACCTACTTAACCTTGCTAAAGGGTGTGACGAAAGTTGCTAACGGTGAAACCTAAGTCATAATTGATATGGTAATACCGTGCTATCTAATTTCCATAAGAAAATTAGTGAGAGGTTTAATTATGGAGGAAATAATTTTTGAAAATGAAATTGCTTATAAAACTAAATATGACGGATACTATGTTACCAAAAGTGGCAAAGTAATAACTACTAAAGTTAAAGGTGGACAAGGGCGAATAAATATATTTCAACCAAGAGAACATTGTTATAAAGTGGATAAAGATGGATATTTAGAAGTATGCCTTTCTTTTATAGAAAATAATCGACATATAAGGAAATATTACCGAGTACATAGATTGGTATATGAAACACTGATGGGGGATATTCCACAGGAATTGACGATCGATCACATAGATGCAAATCCTCAAAATAATTCAATAGAAAATTTGCAAATATTAACTAGAGAAAATAATACGAGAAAAGCATTAAAAAATAAAAAATCGCCAAAAAGATTTATGTATCAATTATACAAAAACAATATTTATGTTGGAACATTTGATAGAAAAGAATTGGGAAAAAATATTGGATTAAAAGGTAAAGACTTCTATCAGGATACAAACAATAAAAAGCAATTATTACTTCAAGGTTATCAATGGAATTTAATATAAATGGAATTTAGAGAGTGTAGAGGACATCGAAAGAATATCATAATATTATAGCTTTTATTATGAAAGTAATCGAGTAGAGTAGATTATGAGATTGGCACATAATTGAAACAGTAGGCACAATTAGCGGTTGTGAAGATATGTTGCAGTGCGGTATCCAGTATAGAAATATACATCTGCATTGGGTTTTACGATACCTAGAGTTGATACTCTTTTAGCTCCATATGCCGAAAAAAGTTATCAGAAATATGTTGATGAATACCTAAGCATATGTGATAACGGTAATAAGAATAAAGCTGACGAATATGCAACCAGAAAAGTCTATCGAGATTTTGAGCAGGGTTTTCAATCATGGGAAATGGCATTTAATTCTGTAGGATCGTCAAGAGGCGATTATCCTTTCATCGCTATTAGTTTCGGCATAGGTACAAACAGGTGGGAAACCATGGCAAGCGAGGTGGCATTAAAAACACGAATGGGCGGACAAGGAAAAGAGGGCTTTAAAAGACCTGTACTATTTCCAAAGCTGACGTTTTTGTACGATGAAAATTTACATGGTAAAGGTAAAAAGTTAGAATGGCTTTTTGATGTTGCCATTGATTGTAGCAGTAAAGCGATGTATCCAGATTTTTTGTCCTTGACAGGAGACGGTTATATTCCTGAGATGTATAAGAAGTACGGAAAAGTTGTCAGTTTGATGGGTTAAAAATTACACTACGGCTCATCTAAAACTTCGTAAACCTACAAATGTAGGGTGTACAATTCACGTTTAGGAATTATAGGAAATGATAATTAGGAATTGTGCTAACAGGGGACTAAAAAAATCCTGTGCGAAATTCAAAATAACTAAATAATTTACATAAACCGACAAAAAGGAGAGGACAAAACAAAGGAATATAAAGAATATGACGGTTTCTTAGTAGACGAAGAACTAAACATATACAGCAAAAGAACTATGCGTAAATTAAAACCATATCTTGGTACAGATGGATATTTGCAAGTTCAATATAGAATGGAAAATCATAAACAACATCATAATAGAGTTCATGTGATTATAGCACATTGTTTTATTCCAAACCCTAATAATTATAAATACATAAATCATATTGATAGCAATAAAACCAACAACAATATTGATAATTTGGAATGGTGTACTAATTCATATAATGTTCTGCATGGTTGGCACAGCGGAAACAGGATTCACAAAAATAGAACAAAGGTGTTTGTATTTGATTTTGACAACAATATTGTTGATAGTTTTTCATCAATTAGAGAATGTGGTAGAGTATTGAACTTAGATAGACATAAAATAGCAAGAGTTTTAAAAGGGGAACTTCCCAAAAATTATTTAGGTTATTATTTTAGTTATTTTGATAATCGTCAAGAGACTATCGAAAACATAGCATAAGTGAAAGACTTATGTGAAGAAGTGAATAGAGTACACATAAGGTGCGACTCCTTATGTGGAACAGCGAAGTACACAGCATTTGGTAACAGAATGTTGTGTAAAGATATAGTCCAATGGCATAATGCCATTGTGTAGAGCTTCGTTGTCACCTTGGTTTGTAAAAGGTGGCATGAAACCAAAAGACGAAAATGATTACCCTGTCTTTGAGGGTAGATTTAATCTTGGTGCAATATCATTACATTTGCCGATGATATTAGCAAAGGCAAGGCAGGAGAATAAAGATTTTTATGAAGTTCTTGATTATTACCTCGAACTTATAAGAAACCTGCACAAAAGAACGTATGAATTTTTAGGAGAAAAAAAGGCATCGACGAATCCAATGGGATTTACTCAAGGTGGTTTTCTTGGTGGCAATCTCAACCCTAATGATAAAATAAAACCAATACTTCCAGCTATGACTATGAGTTTTGGTATCACCGCTTTAAACGAATTACAGCATTTGTATAATGGTAAGTCACTTGTAGAAGATAGTGATTTCGCCTATGAGGTAATGCAATACATAAATGACAAGGCAAATGAATTTAAAGAACAAGACCATATACTATACGCAATTTACGGTACTCCTGCCGAGAGTCTGTGTGGGCTTCAAGTTGAACAGTTCCGCAAGAAGTATGGTATAATAGAGGGCGTATCAGACAGACCATACGTTTCCAACTCATTCCATTGTGGCGTATGGGAACATATTACCCCAGCTCAGAAACAAGATACTGAAAAGCGTTTTTGGAATTTGTTCAATGGTGGAAAGATACAGTATTGTCGTTATCCTATATCGTATAATAAGGAAGCTATAAAAACACTTGTAAGACGTGCTATGGATTACGGATTTTATGAGGGTATAAATTTAGCATTATCATATTGTGAGGATTGCGGTTATGAGCAACTAGAAATGGACAAATGCCCGAAGTGTGGGTCGGAAAATATAACTCAGATTGATCGAATGAATGGCTATTTAGGCTTTACTAGAATACATGGTAAAAGTAGATACAATGCCGCAAAGGTTGCAGAGATAAAGGATAGGGTGAGTATGTAATGAACTATCATAATATAACCAAGGATGATATGTTAAATGGTGACGGACTTAGAACTGTCCTTTGGGTATCAGGCTGTAATCATCATTGTAAAAACTGCCAAAACCCTCAAACATGGAATAAAGATAGTGGTATACCATTTGATTTTGATACTATCTTTGAAATATGTAACCAGTTAGACAAGTCATATATTTCAGGTATAACATTTTCAGGCGGCGATCCTTTGTTTCCTGATAATCGTGAAATAGTATGCACAATATCTGCACTAATAAAAGATTGCTATCCTACCAAAACACAATGGCTGTACACAGGATATAAGTGGGAAGAAATTAAAGACTTGCCCATTATGAACTACCTTGATGTAGTCATTGACGGTCAGTATGAAGATGACAAACGTGACATAACATTAAAATGGCGAGGGTCAAGCAATCAGAGAGTTATTGATGTACAAGAAAGCCTAAAGCAAAACAAAGTAGTATTGTGGTGCGATTAGCAACACAAAAAAATAAAGGGTTTACATATAAGCAAACCCTTAAACAAGTCATTAGCCACCATAGAAATTATAATGTGTTCAATATTATGTTTCTGAATGGTGGCGACTAATGACTCTATTAATTATAACATAGAATAAGAGAAAAGTAAAGGAGATAAAAAATGATAACAGCAGTAAAATTTGCAAAGATAAAACCAAACGCAATTATACCAACCAAAAGACCAGAAGATGCAGGTTATGACGTATATCCTTGTTTTGACGAAGATTACATAATAATAAAACCACATACTACGGTTATAATACCGACAGGCATAGCTTCAGCTTGTGATACAGATTACTGTTTCGTATTGCACGAGAGAAGTTCAACAGGCACTAAGGGCATGGCACAGAGGTGTGGAATAATCGACAGTGGTTATCGTGGTGAGTGGGGTGTTCCAATTACCAATACTAATGACATACCAATAGTCATTTGCAAGAAAGAGTCTATTACTGACTTTAACGATTTTGCTAGTATTTTGTTATTCCCATATGGAGAAGCTAATTACATTTTATATCCATATGAAAAAGCCATTTGTCAGGCTCTTGTACTTCCTGTTCCAGAAGTTGAGATAGAAGAATATACATACGAGGAACTTAAAGCCATTCCGTCAGAAAGGGGTACAGGTCGCCTTGGTAGCAGTGGAAAGTAAGATTGTGAGTAAAAAATGAAAAAAAGCAAAACAGCTCTGGTAACAAAGGGCAAAAAGAAAATACCAATAAATATCATTATACATAATCCAAACAACATGGATAAATTCAATAGTTATTATTCATCTGTCATTATTGATACAATAAAAAGAATAGCATAAATATAAAGGTGTCCGACAATGGCAAATATTGTCGGACACCTTTATATTTATTGACTTTTTTCAGAAAATATGCTATAATAAAAGACTATCTACAAAAAGGAGACATATAAATGAGAATAGCAATATATTCAAGAAAATCAAAATTTACAGGCAAAGGCGAAAGTATTGGAAATCAAATTGAAATGTGTCGAGATTATATCGCTACAAATTATAATGGTGAAGAACATTTTATACAAGTATTTGAAGATGAAGGCTTTAGCGGTAAAAATCTTGACCGACCACAATTTAAAAAAATGATGGAAATAGAAAATGTCATACCATTTGATTTAATAGTTGTGTATAGATTAGACAGAATTAGCCGAAACGTAGGCGACTTTGCTTCTTTAATTGAAAAGCTAAATAAAAAGAATACGTCATTTGTATGCGTAAAAGAACATTTTGATACAGGCAACTCTATGGGACGTGCAATGATGAACATAGCTGCGGTTTTTGCACAGTTAGAAAGAGAAACTATAGCAGAGCGTATTAAAGATAATATGTATCTTTTGGCAAAAGAAGGTCATTGGCTCGGAGGAACGACACCATTAGGCTATAAATCCATTGAAGTTACAAATGGTAAAAGGACACATTTTGAACTTATCATTGATGAAAGTCAAATAGATTTGGTAAATATAATTTTCAGTAAATATAAACAGCTTGGTAGCATTAACGGAGTAGAAACATATTTGTTTGTGAATGGTTATAAAACTCAAAAAAATAACTATTGGCATAAATCTAATGTAAAACGCATTTTAACCAATCCAATCTACTGCATTGCGGATATTGATAGCCTAAATTATTTCACTGAGTTAGGCTGTAATGTTTGTTTCACACTTGACGATTGCAATGGCAAGAAAGGCATTTATCCGTATAATAGGTTTTCAGGACAAAAAAGAGAAATGCAATCATATGATCGATGGATTATTACTATATCAGAACACCAAGGAATTTTGGCAGGCAAAGAATGGGTGGCTATTCAGCAACAATTAAAGGCAAATTCAAAAGATGGTTTCGGTGGGAAAGCAAACGAAAGACGTTCCACTAGCAATACTTCACTTTTATCGGGTGTACTGTTCTGTTCATGCGGAGCTTATATGCGACCAAAAAAATATCCATCAGGAAATACCTTTTATATTTGTGAAAACAAAATGGATAAAAAAATAACTGAGTGCAATAATTCTAACATCAATGCAGACGAATTAGATAAAATAGTTTTAAACGAGTTATTTTCTTTCGATATAAAAGACGGAGTTGTTGATTCACAAATTCAAAATTTAAAAGAACAAATTATAAATATTGACAATGATTTGCAGAAACAAATTGGACGTTTAAAAAAGCAAATAGAAGCCAATAAGAACACGGTGAATAAATTTATGAATATCGTGGCTCTATCTATTGAAAATGATACGCCAGAACAAGTGGTTGAAGTTTACAATCAGAAAATAAATGAGTTATTAAATCAAAATAAAATAACTCAAAAAAGAATTGACGAGTTGCAAGATACCAATATTGTTCAAGCAAAGATGAATGATAGGTTAAACAGCTTAACAGATGCTATGGCATATCTTAAAGAAAATTTTGACAAATTAACTATTGTAGAAAAAAGAGGGTTTGTTAAAAAGATAGTTGATAGGATAGTTTGGGACGGCAATAATATCAATATTTTTATTAAAGGTATTTCAGAATTATCAGAATAAGCCAATTGAAATACCTAAGAAAATCATTTCCGTCATGTGTCAACAGCAGTTGCAGTTGAAGAATCGTGGAAACGATAATCACAGGCTTGTTACCCGCATCGCAAAAGCAAGGATAAATAATGGTTTATCTATAACTGAAATATGTAAACTAACAGGATTGAGTTATGATAATTACATCAAGTATGAACGTGACGAAGTAAAGGATCAATATAAAAACTTTGATACTTTGAAAAAAATATCTGATGTACTAAACATAAATCTTATGAATGATTATTTGTCCTTTAAAACACACTCAAAGGAAAAAGTTTGCTCCTATATGGAATTGCACAATCTATCTATACGCAAATTGGCTAAGATATGCAATGTTAGTATTACAACAATAAAAAACTGGCGTAATGGAAAGTGTTCTCCCTCCTATGAGATGTGGCAGAGAATATTTAAACAATAGACTTTACAATTTGTAAAAAAATGAAAGCAGGGTATTATTTTAATGCCCTGCTTTTTGTTTCATTTTTTCTATTTTTAGCAAAAAAATAAGGGTATGCCACAACGGACACACCCTTATTTTCTGCATTTGCAACCAATTATTAGGTCGTACCAAATACAAATATGTTTCAACTCACTAGCTGTAGCAATACTACAACTGACATATATAATATAGCATAAAAAAATCTATTTGTCAAGACGTTACAAACTTTTTTTATAATTTTAACTAGCTATAAATTTGGCAATCATTTTACTGCAATGTAAATAAAAAAGGTGTATTCATAAAGAACACACCTTTTTCTTGCAACTTAATTAGTTACACATAGAATACAAATATATTTCAACTCACAAGCTATGGCATCGCCATAACTGACATTTATACTATATCAGACTTGTAGTGGTTTGTCAACACGTTTTACTATGTTTTGTATCATTGCACAAATTTGGCTTGTCATTTTTGCTGTTTTGTACATATAAATTTTATAAGACTTTTATAAGACTTTCATAAAACTCTGTCTTATAATTTTCTAATAAAATCCTTGTATTTTTTTAATAAAATCTTTATTTCATAGAAACTATTCTTCCACTATCTCGTTAGCCCTTAACAATATTTTCTTTTTAACCTTTTCGCTTTAGGTAATATTATTATATCTAATTATTTATATTTCGTCAAGCGTAAAAAAATAGGGTACTAGAAATTAATCTAGCACCCTAAAATTATTTCTGAACCAATGTCAGAAGTGGGTAAATGCCAAACTCAGCATTGGCTGGTCTTGCGTGAATTGTTCTTTTATCAATATTATAATATCCGTAATAATTCATACCCGAATATGACGATAGCCACATTCCAGAGGTAGTGTCATAACCCAAACCTGTTAAAGCCGTAGTAATTGGCTTATTAGCAAAGTATGGCAACTGTGACTCCATGCCTGAATTATCATAGCAACCTGAAGTAACATAATGTCCGAAAATCTCAGGCTCACTCGGTAATCTAAGCGAATAGGAGGTATAGCTATCACTATAGCCATAGTTTTCCACACTTCTTCCACCACCATTGACATAAGTGTAACTTGTGGCTGATTTGTTAATCATAAGTGGTAATGGGTCTGAAAACTCAGCAAGATTATTTCCAAAAATATTTTTAAAATGTGCAGTATAAACAGGCATAACCTTTTGCTGAATGAATGTTTGAGAGTATGCGTGAACATCACCTAAGCCTGTAGCGTTATCAATAGCATTTGTTCCTATTGGTGAGCCAAAGGGCATAAACGTATATGACCGTTTTCCACTTGAGGCTTTTGTAGTTCTAAGAAAATCCACAGCTACACATACAAAATAAGTATCATACTCTACCGTTTTTGTACTTTCTTCACCATCAACGATACAAGGAACATTTTCAATAGTTCCTTTTATTTTCAGTTCTGTACCAAGACCTAATTCGGAAATATTGCCACGATTTATTTGACCGAGAAGCCCATTTATATTATCTGGATCATTGCAATTCCATGTGCCACCTGCGATATGAGCATTACGATTTAATTTCTCCATGCGAACACAACTTCCACTCAGAATAGATATTTCATCTGTGTTTCTTTTAACCGAGGTAGTCAAATTTTCTATTTGGCTTGTAATATCTGCCGTACCGTCATTGTTCATAAGCTCCGTTTGGTTTGCTAGTGAACTAAGCTTGTTATCAGTTTTGTTATATATGCTTACGCTCATTTAGTCTTTCCACCACCCTCGTTGTCCTCGCTTTCATACTTTTCCCCAGTGATTTTCTCGTACTGTTCAGGGGTTATCTTCCCCCTGTCGGCAAAATCCTTGACCTGCTCAGCCGTGTACAGCCCTAAATCATACAACCTCTTGACTTTTCTATACATTGTCGTCACTCTCCTCGATTAGTGTGTCGGTCATCAGCGCAGTATATAGCACCTGCGCTTCTAGCTCGTCAACTTTTGTGGCTTTCTTCGGCTGAAAATCTTCGGTGGATAGCCCTAGCTTCTCAGCCATTTTCTTTTGCAAATCTGTCATGTTGTACCTCCTACTTCACTCAGTTTCACGATATACTCTTCCTCTGACGGCACTGGTATGCGATAGCTGTCGCCATTGCTGTTTTTGAATGTCACTGAACCACCTGCTTCGACTGTTAGATTTCGCAGAAAATCGTCGTCAATTAGGGTTGAAATGTCGGTGATTATAGGTGTATCTAACGCCTTGATTTCCGTTCCGTCAATAGCGTTATTCTGCGTATAGGTCTTAGCCTCATAGTCTACCGCATTCCCCTCAACGCCGTAGCCAGGCAGTGCCCTAATGGCTTCTGGGATTGGATACTCGTTGCGGTGGAAGGGGGCATAGGCTGTGGGGGTGTCGCCTAGTTCGATTTGGATATCTCGTACTATCACATCTCCACGACCTTGTCCGAATGACATCGCTAATGTATCATTTTGTGTTTTTGGTGTTACTGCCAATTTTGCGATACCAGTAGTATTCGCCAAAACTCGCTCGCCTTTTTCGTAGGAACTTTCAATTCGAGTGCCGTTTATTCTAGCTAACCAAAAAAAGCTAGTTGGTTGAGATGAAACAGTAGCCTTAAGAGTGGCAATGAGTGTTTTACCTATATAGTTTCCGATAGGAATGTTTATTCCGGCGAAGTCACTTGAATTATTCAAATAACTGCCATCAGACTGTTTATATGCTGCGTAATAGTCATCTGCATTTAGCAAATTTTTTCCCTGCTCCACAACGCTCTCTGTATCGGCAGTTATAATCTCGCCAGCGTTATACTGGTAATAGTTATTAGGGAACATGGCTTCAAATTCTTCCACGCTTGTGGGTTCGTTACCTATACCAAACATTTGGGTTAAATCAAAAATTTCATAATTACTGAACGGCGATGTGTCTAATTTCTGGTTACCATCAGAATCAGTCACAAGGCGAAATACTCCGAAATCACCGCCATCGCTATGTTCACCTAATGGGCTAGTAATCCATGATATTTTTCCACTACCAGCAGTTATATCCTTAACTATCTGCCTATTAGTCCCTGCCGTATATTTAGCCGCTCTGAAATATAAATATACCTTTGTATTTTCTGAAACGCTATAGTCTACTCGAAGTAAATAGTTATGCGATTTAAAAATCGATTTGCAGTTAAGTGTGCTTCCGCCAACATAGCCAAATTTTTTATACAACTGATTCCAAACAATCGACCTACCACCAATGTTTTTCACCGACATCAGCTTACCGCCTGTAGGCACAGTTTTTTGATATGCTGTTTCACTGTCTGTTTCAAACTGGTGAGTGATACCCTGTCCTATGTCATACAGAGCATCTACCCTACGTTTCATTTCCTTATCTGTTAATTTTATACTAGCTATATTCGCTGTATTCTCGGCAATCTTTGCAACTGCTGTAACATAGTCTTCAGGTAAACTATCAGCTACAGACTGTGCTGTCTGTGCAGCAGTTTCAGCGGCTTTGCGGTCTGTGGCGACCTGGGCGGCTATCTTTTCCATTTCCGCTTTATCGTATAAAATCACCGTTTTATCATCAGTGATATATACAATTGTGCCGTCTTTTATAGTGGATTTATCAACGGCTTCCCACTCGGCTTTTGTGCCAATCCACTTTTCGCTTTCAACCTTGTTGCCTAATTCAGTGACAGACTTTTTAGCATTAGCCGCCATACCTCTAGCAATAATATCTGTAGCCATAAATCCACCTCCTTAATATGTTATAGTTCCCCAAATTTTGTTTACACCCTTAACGTTTTTAACAGTTACACTATAGTAACCACTCACATCTCCTGCATAAACATTTTCTGTTGTAATCGTATCAACTGTTGAGAAGTCACTTAAATCAACCATCATAAGCACTTCCTCTGCACCATTCTGAGTCAGTTTTCCTACAACCTGAAAACTGCCAGTTCCCGAAGCCTGTACTTTGAAATCAGCACCAATGCCAACTTTCAGCTCAAAAGCTTTTCCATTTTCGTACAGGTTTCCGTTTGTAGCACAATACGCCATAAATCATCTTCCTTTCGTATAAATAAAATATAACAAGGGCGAAGCTGTGTTACCTCGCCCTTTAAAAACAAAAACAATTAGTATTACTTAATAGCACTTGCAAGCTTCTTGATAAACTTCTCACCTGCAACACTATTCTGCTTATAACCCCACTTTTTCAGCAGAGCATTAACAGCCTTTTCAGTACCCTCGCCAAATATACTATTTTCGTCAAGTGTGACGTTGTGAAGTTTTCTTGCCTTGGCTATGATGAGCATTTCTTTTAGAGCAAGAACACCACTGGTCTTATCACCCTTTTTATAACCAGACTTTTCGAGTATCGAAAGTTCATTGTTTTTTTGCTTTTTAAAACCATTAAGACCCTTTTTCTTTATAATTGCGGTAAAATCTTTATAGGCATAATTGCAATCACAGTTTCCATTTACACCTGAAACCGAGCCTTTACTTGTGTACTGCCACATACCATAGCTACCACCGTATGAAGGCTTTGACTTGTCAAATTCAGCAAGCCATACACAATATTTGTTTTTACAATCACTAGGAACTTTACTGTTAAGAAAAGCAGCATAGCTATAAAGCATTACATAATAATTTTTCTTTTCACAATAACCGCAAAAAGCATTAATTATACTACCTATAGTAGAAGCCGATAAATCGCACTGTGTACTATCTTCTATATCAAAAGCAATAGGCATTTCAAAAGTTTTACCCTTGATTGCTTCAAGAAACACCTTGGCTTCTAATTCGGCATCTGCTGATGTTAGAGCATATGAATACCAATAAGCACCAACTTTAAGTCCTGCTGATTTTGCCTTTTTGTAATTGGTTTCAAAACATTCGTCTTTCTGACCGATACATTTGCCGTAGCCTGCGTTTATCATAACAAAGTCATATCCTGCCCTTTTTACTTTGTTAAAATCTACATTAGTACCCTGCCAATGAGAAACATCTATACCTTTTATTGTTGTTGCCATAAAAATTACTTCCTTTCCAATTAATCTTCCTTTACAGGCAGTTTATTTAATTCGTCTACACAGTTATGTACAAAACTATTGCCACCAATAGATGAATAGCTTTCGTATAGTCTTGCGAGATTTTCTTTTTCGTACAGTGAAATACTATTTTCTTTCATTCTTGAATTATAAATTGCTAAAATAGAATTTCTCAGCGTGGCCTGCAAAGCCAAACTTTGTTTTTGTAACTCATTTTCCATGCTTTGATTCTGTTCTACCTGTCTTTCCACTAATACTGTTAATTTATCTATTTTTTTATTTAGATTATCTTTGCCACTTGTTTTTGAAATCCACTCTACAAATCTATTCCTGATTGGTTTAACAATAATTGTTATCAGTGCCAAAATGGTTGTAATACTTCCACAGTAGGTAGCAATTTCCTTAACCGTGCTCATAATTACTCACCGCCATTCTTAACCTCGTCAATAAAATCTGTGAGTGATTTATAATTCATATCCTTAACAGCACTTTCAAGCAAGATGACAAGCTCTACATCGGAAATCTTAATACCCTTTTCTTCAAGCAGGGCAAGCATGGTTTCTTTAGCCTTTTCAAGCTTTTCTGTGCCGTGAACGTCTTTATAAATCTGTTCTATGTACTTAACCGTTGTAGCCGCCACATCTTTCTTAATGCTGTCATTTGCGATTTTTGTATACTTCGATTTTACAAAACCGACAATAGCCGTCATAACCGCTGTTAAAATTACAGGCAAATACTCTGTAATCATCTGAGTAATAATCTCTTTCATAACTTTTCCTCCAATAATAAAAGAGGGTTGTTAGCCCTCTTTCTATTTAAGTATTATTTTTATATGTGTTTCATCAATACGTTTGATAACCCTATAACCACTATCTGACTTGGTTGCCACGCCATTCACACTAGCCGTACAATATCCGTTGACCTCGCACGTTCCGTCATCTTGAACTACTAACTGTCCTAACAAGCCAACTTTGCTATACTCTTTTCTAGCCCCACGAGGAACATATTCAAGCGTATCGTTATAGTTTTTACTGACTATAGGATTGTGTGACTCATCATAAATCAACCGTCCATAAACATCTGTTTTATACTTATCATGCCAATCTAATTCAGCAGAGTTACCAACAATAGACGGATTAGCTGATATGACGCCGAGTATATAATCGTCTTTATTTGCAAGCTTGATTTTATCACCGTCAAGCGTAACGAATAATCCGATCCTATCTTGATTGTCAACATTTCCGTCAAGCCATTCAAAATATTCGGCATAGTCAGCACCAACAGTTTTGTACGCACCGCCAGCATAAACATTGCCTGAAAAGTCCACTTGCATTGCAGAATTTTGAGTTATAGTACCATCTTCTTCCTGACCGTTTCCTATATTAAATAGTATACTTGCATTTTCCGAGCTTTTACAAGTTGATTTTGCATTGATACCTATAACGGTTTGGTTATCTGCCGTGGCGTGATTCCATGTACCTGCGACAAGACATCTATCATAATTAAGAACATAATTTTGCTCTCCAAACACGGCGTTATATTTTGCCATTTGGTCTTTAGTTTTGTCACCCTTAACAATATTGTATAGACCAACTACAATACTATCAGCTACACCCTCTAGTATATTATCTACGCCACTAACATATGTATCACGAGAATTGGAAATAGTATTTTTTGTACCGCTACACTCAACCGCCACACTATATTCAGACGTATTCCACGTACCACTGATGTGATTAGAAATACCACCAACGCTAGTATTATTAAAACCTGTTAAGGAATTTAAACTGCTATTTTCACGAAGATAGGGTATATTGTGAGCTTTCATTTCTGAAAAATCAATATAATTATTGCTGTCATAACTATATTCGTAGCAGTGGTTTGCTTGACCTTCAACATGGTTATAAGCACCATGAGCAATATTTTCGAGATAAATAGTAATCTTTTCTGTTCCATCAGGGGTTATAGTATACCAATAAGAATTGCCATAATAATTAAACTTTTCCGAAATGTGATGATGACCATTACTATCAACGTATTCAACAAATCGTCCTACACTAGAATTTTTACTTCCTAGAGGTATGGGTTTGCCATTCCTAATAGCAATGTAGCCAGCGTTTATACCGCCACCACGGAAATAGATCCACACACTGTCTCCCATGCTTAAAATCTCACCTGATTTATTCAGAAAAGATTTTTCAGCACCATTATACTCTAATAGCGAAACAATGGCTGTACAATTTGTAGAGTCGTAGCTTTTAACCGTTCCATAGGTGTAACCAAGTGTTTTTTTATTATCTTGACTTTCCTTAATCAGCTTATTCATTTTAGACATTCTGTACACCGCCTTTACGAATAATCGGCTAAAACCATTTTGCAGTTACCTACATATTTAACACCATTCATTGTGAATTTTACAACAGTTCCGTCAGCAGGAAACACACTGTCTTGTCCCATATAAACATAGAATATTCCGTCAGTTTTAGCAGCGTATTGTCCCTCAACTGTGCTATTCAATGGTATATTAAAATCAACTTGTGGTACAAGGTTCGTACCGCCATTGTGCAAACTTTGACTAAACATATTATACAAACTTGCCATTTTACTTCCTTGATGTCCTGAATTTGAAGTAGGGGTAAAGAAACCTGTTATCTCTGTATCATCGGACAGCTTTCTCATCTTTGCAATAGCCCCACCTAATACATAGTCATTATCTCCACTTTTAAACAAAATCAACATTCCCCGACTTGTAGTATACAACATGACACTATCAAACTTGCTATAGGTAAAGCTGACATAATCAGCATATGGTGACGTTTGGGAAGAGTCATATTCACCACACCCAGCCCAATAACGTGACTTTGCAGGGTCAAACATTATTCTAAAGTACGTTGTACCATCAATCCAAAATGTCAAAGTGTTATAATCGGTGGACTCACTATCAGGATAATTTGTTTCAATTTTACTCCAAGCCCACTTATCTTCAAAAAATGTTTTTAAATCTGCAAACACAGTTTCAGAAGAAGTTTGATTTGGAGTACAAGTATAAGTATTTATCATCAGTTATCACCATCCAATTCTGCATTACCGCTTATTCCAATAGCTCCACGAGCGTTAGTATTTGTTTCGTTCATATCAACATAATTGATATTATGTTCTATACAGTATTTTACAATAGGCAAACAATTTGCGTTTGTAGTATCTGTTATACCATTTCCATACGTGAAAATAGTTCCGACTTGTACATTATCAAGGGTACTAAAATCGGTCATAGTTAAATTATTATATTTCCCAGTTTCTGTGTTAAAAGAAGTATGGAGAATAATTTGACCTACGCTTTGACATTTGATTGAGTCGTTAGCTAAAATGCAACCATTTGGAATAGAAATGCTGTTTACAAAGGCAATCTGAATAGCATTGCTCATGATTTCCGTTGTACCATTTGTTACCACAATATCTGATTTACTCATTGGAACACGGCAGAGTTTATTCCCTTGGCAGAGGTTATTATCAACGACTTTAAAAGTAGTATTAGAACTATCCACAGTAAACTTGTTTAATTTAGGACAATTATTAAACCCTGTAAAGCTAGTCAAAGAAGCCCCAATAACAACCGTTGTTAATGCAGAACAATTGTTCACGCCCGATACAGACAAAGCCATATTTGGAATATAAAATGTTGTAATAGCATTACTATTTAAACCACCAATTTCTTTTACTTTTCCGTCACTCATGAATGACAAATTTTTCAATTTAGGGCAGTTATTAAATCCATTCACTATTTCGCAAGAACTTTCAATTCTTAGAGTTGTCAGGTTAGGCATATCGTTACAACCCTCAACGTCAACCACATAGCCTGTAGTTGCTAAAGTTAATGAAGCTAAATTATTCATGCAGTTCTCAGGTATAGTTTTTAAACTTGTACTATTTGTCATTGGCAATTTTGTCATATTAGGCATATTGCAAAACGATCCGCTTTCAAGCGTGATACCATTGCTGTCGGTCACATTACCATAAATTACAACATTAATCGTATTACCACTATAGCCGTTAAAAGCGTTTTTAGGTATTTTAGTAGTACAATTACCCGATTGAAAGTCCAAACTCAGATTTATGTTTGCCGATGTATTACTTGCAAAACCATCGGTGTCGTTAATATTAGTAGATCGCCCAATTTGTATAGTTTGAAGTCCAGATAAATCTCCATCAATACCTTTGCCCATAAGATAAAATCTTCCCTGCACTGTTGCGGGATAAATAACTAAACTTGTTGTTTCTTTATTTACATACACTACACATTTATTTGTAGTTGCCGCTTTGATGTTTAAGTTTCCAACAACATGACTTCCTTTTAATATCTCGTTTTGTTTTATTTCTTCGATACCTGTTTGCCCATCAACTGAAACCATTGGTACGAAATTCAAGGTGTAAGGTAGTTCCAAACCATTAACAAATGTGCTATTAGCAAGAAACGATTCAGGGTGTGAAATATCACAGTATGCTATAGGAAATGTAATCTTGGTAAGCTTTTTACAACCTGACAGCACGCCCTTACTGGTCGAAATGTTTGCAAGATTAGCAGGGAAAACAAAGTCTGTCATATTCTCAAATCTGTTTCCCATAGGTGAAGTGAGGTAGGTAGCTTTTACTTTGGAACAATCTATCTTTGTAGTTGTTTCTTTATCAAAAGCATTGTCAAAGTTAGTTAAATCATCACTTTCAGACACAATAGTTGTATCGTGTGTACCCAAAGAATAATTCTTTTTAAATGTTGAAATTGCGTTTGTATTACGTCTGGCTACTTCGTTATCATCATAACGTATCAAACAACGTGACGGTGACATAGATTGAAATTCTACCGTACTATCTGCCGACAATGTATTGGTAACTGTAACTTCATTTCCTGTTATCCATTGAGCTATCAGTGTTGCGTTATTATTTGGTACAATGTACACGTCACCATAATTGTATTTATTGCCTTGACTATCCGTCCATGCGAACAATTTATTCTCGTTATACATATCCCCACCTTGTAAAACAATTTGTTTATTAGGGGGTTGGCTGATACTCTTATAAGTGATAGTATTGCCGTCTTTGTCCTTGCCACCATTCGTATTATAAGATATTGTCACTGTATCACTTAAAGTTTCACAGTAAATCGAAATACAATCTGTATCAAATGGCAGCCATTGTAGATTAGTGGCTTCAATACTCATTTCAGTAGCCGATAAAGGCATTGTAATAGAATTTACGATAAATAACTGTTTGTCAAAATTATAATAATCATTACTAACCCTAACGGTATTATCAACATTCAGATGTGGAGTGATCGGCAGATTATAACTAATACCTGTACTCATACAAGTATGTTGTAATAACATATATTCGGCTTGTTGCCTACACTTTTCCTCTCCGCTTTCTTCATTTGTATCTCCTAGGGGTATATAATAAGTGCCACCATCTAAGCCCTTATAGCCAATAGCATTTATGTTTACAGGTGATTGTGGGTTTTCATTTTTAGCTGTGTACGAATAAATTTCACCACTTGTATTGTCTGTTGTAACTGTAATAATGTTTACACCGTCATAATTATAAGTATAATTAATATCCGTTTCTGTAATTTCGGTTTCACTCAATTCAAATTGTGGTGATAAATGACGATACCAAGAAGGTAAGTTATAGTTAAAAACTCTTTCCATTCTCAATCTGCCATTGACATCGTAATAGATGTTAGCACCATACATTTCGGCAATCTTGTCAAAAATCTCACCAAGATAACCACCCTCATCGATTACAATATCGTCATACAGAGTTACATTATAAAATATAGGGTCAATAATCGGCTCAACAGGGTCAAGAGGTATATTATTACCCAAATCAAGCATAAGCGTGTCCTTAATTAAAGTTGCAATATTCGTTCCTTTTTTAGAATTAGTTACACTAGCCTGATACTCAACAAGGCACATTCTAGCATTTAATGTTCCGTCAAGAAAACCATATTTATCAACACCCTCAACATTCAATCGTCTACCATTAGAGTTTGCTGACTTTGTAACAAAAACACCTTGCGGAAACCAATAAATATTCTCGTCAACTTGCAAGCCGATGAAGATCTTGAATTTTCGATTGTACCAAAATGAGCTATCTTTTTGAGGTATATATTTACCGCTTCTATCAATAATAGATAAAGAGCAAGACCTACGGCAGCCTTGCTCTTTATTAATCGTTATTGAACCATCTGTAGAAGATAAGTCACTTGTTATTTCGCCAATAGCACCTTCATAGTGTGATAAAATTTCCATTTTGACATACATTTTTCGCATTGGTTTATGTAACTCGGCAAGATAAGCATTGTCTATTTTATTATAATAATCCATAATACTTTCCTACCTCCTATCTAATAATTATTACATCATTTATATCTTCAACTTCAATCCAATCATACTTAATATTAGTCAGCCCTAATACACTTGTGCTATCATAAATTCTAGTAGGGTTATCTGAGATATTTATAATCCAAACATCGCCCTTATGAGATTTTAACATAAAATCATTCTTGCCTTTAATAAATTTAGTCCATGCTTTTACTCTGTCAATATTATCGACTATTTGCCCATCAGGGCAATTAATTGTTAAAAGATCAGCAGAGAAAGAACCACTCTCATAATCTGTTACTGTTCTAGTTGTTTTTGGCTTAATACCTGTTCCTGTGTGTACCGCAAGACCAATATTTGATGTAATATCATTATCGGTCATACCTGTTATAAACTCCCAACACTCAGAAATAGCATAATACTTTTTGTTATATTTTGTACCCAAATCGGTTAAAGAGTATATAAACCAACCGTCCTTGTTTACCGATACTTGCTCTGATTTATATGGTTTGTAATCTCCGTAACAAACATAATATTCATAAGTCTGCTTATTGCCAACTGTTGTGTCAAAGAAGCTCTTTGTATTAGTAGTACCAAGAAAAACATAATCTTCTTCATTTACATTACGTCTAAAAATCTTTGCAGTACCACTAAGAGTTGTATTCCATGACAGCATTGCTATACGATTATTAATTATTAGACAATTAAAGTTGTTTACTAAATCACCTAACTCGTTGCCTTGGAACGATACTCTTTTGCTAAAATGATACATTTTATCGTCAAGTGTCATAATCTCACTAACAACACAATATGAATTTCCTGCTTGCATAACATAGAAATCATAGTTGAGTCTGAAATTATAAATTGCAGGACTCTCGCCAATTAATTTCTGTGTTTCACTATAAACAGTAAATTTTGCACCTTTTACAAACTGAGTATTTGCAGGGCAATAAATTATAGCCATTCCAGTAGCAGTATTGTAGTTAGAAATAAAACCATTAATACCCTCGGTAACATGACCCTCTGTTCCACTAGGCTCTACCTCTATAGTAATACACTTATTTACTATATTTTCACCTATGCTTTTACCAAGATTGACCTGAGTTGTGTCATTTGTACTGTCCTGAATAGTTCCGTCATAGACTGCATTTGAATTAATTATCTGATACAAATAATATTTATAATATTTCAAGCCGACATGATTAGGGTGAGTGTACGTTGTTTCACAATGTATTGGTTTAGTAGAATTGTTTTCATTTACTTCAGCCGTCACAATACAATCAGGGTCATTTCTGCATTTTACATAATGCGGTTTGTCTATAAAGTAATTAGTAAATATCCTAAATTCAGTGCCTCTTGCGGGGGCTGTTGTAAAACCAGACTTTAATCTTACGTTACCAGTTTCATAATCGTAGGTTTCTATCAGTCGTCTTTCTTCTCCAATCTCGATATAGGCGCCGCCGACTAAATACACTGAGCCGTCGGAACGCTCATAATAGTACGCGCTCTTGAGATTTGCAATTTCCTTGTTAATCATAAAACTTGATGTAGTACCCGAAGATTGGATTTTACCACGGCAGAAATACATATCATACAAACCAACACCATCTCCATGTTGAGTGTCGTCAGCTATGGTTGTAGGGTCTGTTTGAAAAAGAATGTATCGATATTGGTAATCATGACCGTTCTCTGCAATGTCATTAAAAACTAACTCATTAACACCAACTTTATCACCATTGTAAAAGATGTTTATGTCACCACCCTTTGGAAAATAAGAGTGATTAACCTCACCTGTTTTAAGGTTTGTGTACTCGCACAATGCCCAACGCATAGCCGAACCTGCTGTACAATTAAACTGATAACTGAAATGTGGCGCACGATCATATTCACCATTTGTGTCCTTATGCTTATCTATCTTTACAACCTCATCATCAGGAAATACCAATGTAGGAGTCATAATCATTTTTCTTCACCTGCTACTCAAAATATGGACAAATATATCCATATCGAGAAAATTCCTGCTTCAACCTATATGCTTTTGTCATAAGACTACTCACAAGTTCTTGTATAGTCCACAGGCGTAAATTCCCGTATAGCCTACGGTACATACCTACGTTAGCTTGTTTATGCTATCTTGTAGGTTTGACAATCTCGCAAATTAAGACTTGCATTATAATCTCTATCCTCTGTATAACCACATTCACAACAATGGTATGTTCTATCCGATAATTTCAAATCAGATTTGATACAACCACAATTATGACAAGTTTTGCTAGAAGGATAAAATCTATCAACGACTCTTAACTCAATCCCATATTCGTTACACTTAGCAAGTAGCTTTGTCCTAAATTCAAAGAACTTTTGCTGTGCGATTGATTTGGAGAGATGTCTATTCTTCATCATACCTGATATATTTAAATCCTCAATAGTAATCCACATTGGCTTGGTTTTCACCAATTCGGATATTACCTTATTGATATAATCTGTTCTTATATTGTCAAGTCTTTGATGAATTTTCTGTACTTTTAACTTTTGCTTTTGGATATTTTGTCGAGTAGCTACTCCTTTCATATTTTTATTAAGTTTCTTATAGCTTTCGTATTTCCTCGATAAGCTACGTTGCTCACGTCTAAGTTTCTTTTCAAGTTTCCTTATTTTAGAACTCTTGTTGTCATTCTTGTAAACTTTTCCGCTTGAACAAACGGCAAAATCTTTAAGACCTAAGTCTATTCCTATTCCAAAGTCATTTAAAACAGGCTTTTGATGTTCCTGCTCTTCGACTAAAACCGACACATAGTATCTTCCTGCTTTGCAAGACACTGCTCCGCTTTTGATAATATGTGTTTTGGGGTTTGTAGGAATATATCCTTTTTCTTTTAATCTTACCCAACCAAGGGTAGGAATCTTAATTCTATGTCTTCCACATTGAATAATTGTTTTAGCATTTGTTTTTACAAAATACATTTTTACATCTGATTTTGCTTTCTTCTTGAACTTTGGAAATCTTGATTTTCCTTTAAAAAAGTTCTTGAAAGCTCTCTCAGCGTTCATAATGCTTTGTTTAACAGACTTACTGCTAACCTCTTTTATCCAATGAAAGTCAGGATTGTTGAGAATGAATTCATTGTTAATCCATTTAGAAAAGTCCATTCCAGATACAAAACGTTTTTCAGTTTTATATATTTCTTGATTGTGAGCAAGATAAAAGTTGTAAACGTATCTGCATACTCCAATAGTGCGATTAATTGTTTGTTTCTGTTCGAACGTTGGGTTTATTTCTGTCTTGTAACTCTTTAGCAATTTCTTCATCTCCTTCGATTTGCTTTTTATACTTTTTTAAACCATATATACGACAGCTAAAAACGTGTATAATGGATATTAAATCATTAACTAATTCTTGCTCTGGTGATGCCTTTTCATTATTAACAACAATAATCTCAACACCATCAGATTTAAGAAAACGTTCAAACCATTCATATCCAAAACGTACAAATCTGTCTTTATGAGCAACAATAACAGTCTTTATTAATCCAAGCATACAATCTTCAATAAGTTTATTCCATTTCTTGCGATTGTAATTTAACCCACTACCTATATCTTCAAAGATTTCATCAACAATAATCCCTTTTGCATTAGCATATTGTTTTAAAAATTCGACTTGATTTTGTAAATCATCTTTTTGATTAGAAGTAGATACTCTTGTATATATGACCGTTTTGCCGTGTTTACTATTACCATCACCCATATAATCGACATATTGTTTGTGAGTATAATAACGCCTATCTGTTGGAGTGCGATATGCTTTAAGTTTGCCTTCTTTGTCCCAACGTTGCAAGGTTTTTACAGATACACCTATCATTTCAGCAAATTCTTGTGGTTTGTAATTACTCATATAAAAACTCCTTTATTGTTTCTTATAAGTACATTATACCACATTCGTCCACGTTTGTCAATATTTTATTGAATTTAAAATATTTCCAAAAGATAAGAGCCACTAAATAATTAATGGCTCTTTATTACTTTTGTGTTTATTTAATAATTTTTACCGACTATTCTATCCAAATCAGCCTGTTGCAGATAAGCGTTCATCTGCTCTAAGAATGTTGTGCCGTCTGTTGTATTGACAGTATCAATCTGGAATACGATAGTCTTATTGTTTGTATCATTTCTATTTTGAATGTTATTTGGTGTAGACATTTTTGTCCTTACCAAATCTGTTATACCATTGTAAATCTTATCTCCAATATAATTGACAAGATTATCTGTATTAGCCACAAGGTTGTATAGCTTTCTGCCTTGCTCTGAATTGAAGATAGTTTCAACTGCATTTGGCTTTCCGTGAAGTTGTGCAAGCCCTGTATAATCATCAATACCACCTGAACGATATGGCTTAATAATGTTGAACTTACTCTTTAAAGCATTAAGAATAGCTGTTAATGCACCCTTGTTCTTACCAAGCATAGGATTAGCCAATAGTTCTGATGAAACCATTTTGCCGTACAGTTCAGATTTTAACTGTTCTGCTTGTGCTTCATCAAGCCCTGTTCCAACAGTTTCACCGTCATATTGAACAAGATACAAACCATTCGATTTAGCACCCTCAACAGAAATATCAGAATAGTCAAGAGCTTCCCTAGCACGTTTTTTACAATCCTCTAAGAACTTAGTCCTACCTTCCATAGTCTGCATTTCTTTTTCAGAAACATCTGTCAACTGTTTTATGTAGTCTTTATTCTTATTCGTAATATCTGTAACATACTTTGATAAAGCTTCTTTTTCTTTCTTGTATGCCTCAATTTCTTTGCTTTTAGCCGTTATCTCTTTGTCAACGCTCTCAATTTCCTTTTCAACCTGATCTGAAAGTTGAGAACGATAAGATTGATATTTACTCGCAAAGTCATTAAGAATATTCGTGTCTTGTTGTGCTATCTTATCCGTCCAATTAACACCTAAAATATCTTTAGCAAGCTGTTCATTTTCTGTATCAGTAGAACTATTTATAAGGTCTTGCCACTGTTGTTTATACTTATCCCACAATGAAGTTTCCTTATCACGCTGCTTTTCAAGGTCAGATACACGTTTATCAGCACTAGCCTGTTCATATTCCTGCTGTGCCTTGTTTACTTCCTCGGTATTGGTTTCCAAATGCCAACCACTAGCTTCAGAATAAACATTTACCTTTTTCTTTTTAGCATTTTCAAGATTATTTAGCTTTTCCTGTAAGTCAATAGTATCTTGTTTTTCTTCATTAACAGCTTTAATGGCATCAATTTCAGCATTATATCTGTCCTCAATAGCTGATTTCTGCTCGTCAATATAAGACTCTACTGTGTTTGCAACAGTTTCGTACTGAGAAATAATATTGTCAAGTTGAGTTTTTTGTTCTGTAAGAATATTCTTTTGTTCTTCAAGAACATCTTTCTCGTCCTCAGCTTTATCTATAAGATCATCAAACGTTTCCTCATAAATTTTCTCAATATCGTCTACAGACAGTTTAACGTCGGAAATAGAAGAAGCTACCTCTCCAAGTTTTTCAAGACTTGAAATAAGACCTTCTACATTAGCCTTATCATTGCCATTCGGCAAACTGTTTGATAGTTCTTTTAATCTGTTTATTAATTCTTTAGGGTTTTGTCTTATCAGTTTCTTAACTTCTTCTGTCAGCTTTTCCGTGTTGCCTGAGAATTTAGCCAAGTCAGGATATGATTTAAACAATTCAACTAAATCACTATCCGAAATACTTCCGTCTTGCAGACTTGTTAAAGTGTCTTTAAGTGATTTTGCTTTATTCTGAACTTCGTCAATATCGTCCGTCCACTCAGAAATATCAAAAGTCTCTGTTGTTAATTTTGCAGGCAAAGTTTCAAAGAAAGTATTAACATAGTCAATTAAATCCTCATCACCATTAGCCAAGTTGATTAACTTATCTTTATATTTTTGAGTCAAATCATAAAGTCTATCAACATCATCAATATTTTTATTTGCTACAGCATGACTATAACTTTTAGTGGCTTTCTGTGCTTCATCAAACGCCTTGCTAAAAGCTTCACTTGTATTGTAATTTTCAAGCGTTTTCTGAATTTCATTATACTTGTCAACGGCATTGGAAAGCTTATTATATTCCTCTGTTGTGGTAGCAAGTTCTTTTTGCAAGTCAGCCAACCACTTGTTACGATTATCGTCTTTTGAAATATTAGCCCATTTCTCAGATAATTCATCATAAACTTTTTGCATAGTATCAACACGTTCTTGCATTGTGCCTGCAAAATACAACGTATCATGGTCGTAGCCACTCATACCAACGTTATTGTATTTTTTAAGTATTTCGGCTACTTCTTTGTAATCGCCCCAATCTCCGTAATCACGAGAACCGACCTTGTTTATGTCCGCATTACTGTTGTATTTTCCAAATAACGTATCGGGAACATACGCTTGACCTACTCTACCGCCATTAGAACCGAAAGAACTTCCCTCTTTTAACTTTTTTTGAGCCAAGGCGTAAGCCTCGGCAATACTCAGCTTCCTATCTTCATCATCAGGATCAGTAATATCTGACTCTTGATAAAGTTCGCTTTCAGCCTTTTCTTTTTTCCACTCTTTGATTTTCTTAATATTTTCAGACATTTTGCCATTAAGCAAGTCAAGGCTCTTAGCTTCATTGCCGTACTTATCAATTAAGTTGTCCTGAATAGTATTCAAATCGTCCTTAACAGTTGACAAGTCATCTGTTGTCGCAACCAAAGTTACATAACGATTTACTAATTCATTTACTGACTTGTTTTCTTCGTCTAATTTGTCAATAGAGTCAGAGAAACTACTTGTGAACTGAGCTAAACTTTCTTTTGCATTATCTGCACCATTGACAATATTATCAAAAAGTGTTATAATACCATCAAGCAAGAAAGACAATCCTAGTCCAAAAGCCATATTACCAATTGTTGATAATACTTTCATGCCAGCGGCAGCAAGCTTAGAAGAAGTTGCAACACCCTTTAAGGAAGCAGACAGTATTTCTTCTGATACCGCTGCACCATTAGCACTTCTAGCAACATTGAGAGTTGTTTCAGAACAACCCTTTAAAGCTATTGACTCGGCTTCGGCTACCGATTTACCCTGTGCTAAAAGGTTATTAAACTGACGAATATTCGCCACTTCATTAGCGGGAATTAGAGTTATTTTTTCGGAACTGCCCTTTTTCCAATCAGCAATAGTCTTTCCTAATATGCTGATATTTCTTTCCCCATTATCATCAATGATTGATTTAAAGACCTAACAATCATATTTTATAGTTTTGAAATAAAAGGAGGATAAACAATGGAAGAAAACAATATTACAATACAGCAAGAACAAGGGCATCTCCCACTTAAAATTGTCTTTGTTCTTATATTAACAGCACTTGGAATAATAATCTTTATTGTCAAAATAATTACAATTTGTTTAGATGATAACAAAGACTACAGCCAAGAAGCTTACACAGCAGCTAAATTCTATGTAAATAAACAGTTAAAAGCCCCTGCCACGGCAGATTATCCAATGTATGATAAAAACTTTATTACGCATCATAATGATAGCTACACCGTATCATCTTATGTGGATGCTGAAAATAGTTTTGGTGTTAAGGGCAGATTGTACTATACTGTCACTATGGAACGTGACGGCAAGGATTGGACTAACGTAAATGTTAATTTGAGAGAATAGATAGTGAATACGAGTGTATGAGTGTATGAGTATACACAAGTGTACAAATGGGCAAAAGTAAACAATGTGTGTTCATGTATAACAAAAGCTCCGAGAATATCGGAGCTTTATTTGCATTGTATTCTATTTATTTTTTTGACTTTAACGCTTTGTAGTTTATGCCAATTAAAACATATAGCCTCGCTTTAGGCGAGACTATATGAAACTACATTTGAACTAGACTATTTATTAGTCGCTTGTCTAGTAGCGACAAACATTTGAAGTGTTTGTGGAGAACTAAGGTCTTATTTTATGACTATTCATTTGCTGCGTTCAGTAACTCGTTGTCACCCTTGCCGTTTTCCATTTTAACCTGATCTGACTCAAGCAAAAACTGAACATAATTTTCAAGAATAATATCAATATCATCTTTATGTAGTTCACCAATTTTTCTTCGGAACTTACTGTTATCCAACGATACGGTTTTGGAAATTCGTGCTACAGACTCATGCTTTAATCCTGCCTCTTGCCAATGAGTAATAGGTACATCATATTTATCGGCTTCTCTCACTTCATGACTTGTCACTTTAATTGACAGTACACACAAAGGTTGCACACTCAATATAATAACAGGTCTATCCTTTGAGATATTTTTATCTTCAAAGGGAAAATTAGCGTACCACAACTCCCATTGTTTCTTCGCCATTTATGTCACTTCCTATCGTCATCGATTTTTGCATAATTATCGTAGATTTTATCATTCCACTCATCATCTTTGTTTATTGTCGGATTGTGCGGTACATTACTCAGTATAAAATCTAAATTGGCTGTAATAAATTGATTAAATTCCTCAACTGACATCTTAGTATTCTGTACATTTATTGTTTTAGCCATAAACCTCACCTCTAAATTTTAAAATAATTTTATACCTTTGTGTGTAGTTGTTAATTAAAATGAAATACTTATATTTTAATCTTCAAGTGATTTCCTAATATCTTCGTCCCATGGCTGTCCGTTAAAAGTCGAATGTTTCATCATCTCTCTTGCCTGTTTTTTTATTTTTGAAATAACTGCTGCGGAGGACTTGGAATTAATAAATTCGTCCGCTTTATCTTCTCTAACAACGAAGGCAAGATTTACAGGTTTACTCATAACTGCCATATCTATCAACTCCTCCTTCTTTTTACGTACATTCTTTTTGTTATTAGTTTCTCCCATGCGGTATCACCTCTATTATATTATAGGGGCAAGCACCTAAAATATGCGTATAATTAATAAATTATGCGTTTAACGCATATTTCTATTATCAGTATACCCATATTGGGAACTAATGTCAAGCCATATATTGGTTACATTAACAAACATTATGTAAATATAAATGTAAAATTTTTATTAACGAACAAATTTAGTGTTGACATACACAAATGAATAGTGTAAAATAAATCACTATGCAAAATGATTAATAACAGTTTTATCCCACCCTTACTGTTAAAGGGCAAAACTAAATAAATGAGGGATAATTCATTTTGGAAACGCTATAGGTGTTACCTATAGTTGGAGTACACCTTTATCTTGCCACAAGATAGTTACCGTCTACTCTCTGAACCTAGTCCGTATCTCCCGATAGGGGTTGGCTGCTGACCTGACATTTTTAATAACACTTAGCACCTATTATAATAGTATAATAGGCTTTTATCTCAGCATATGTCATCTTTGCTATTGTTTCCGAGTTTCCTCACTCTTGTAATACCATTGTTACAAGTAGTTGCAAAGCTTTAGCCGTTCCCAGCAATTTGGCAACCTTATTTTAAAACGTGTGTGACCTATGCACATATAGTTTGTGGCTGTGCATAAGTTGGCATCTTTAATAATTGTTTACCTACGTTTTTGAATGATAATCCTGCCATAACGGTAGGAATAAGTGTTTCTAAAACACCGAATTTACTAATGAGATTATCAAGAACATCAATAATTTGTGTTCCACTGGTGATACCAAATTTAACTAAATCACCATTAATCAGAGTAGCTGACAAATTTTCAATACTTGTCTGAAAACCTTGCACTCTTCCTTGAATAGAGTCAAGGTATTTTTCATACTCTGACATAGCAGACCCAGCAGAGCCTATTGAGTCATTAACAATTTTATCCGCTTGACTCATATTCGTAAGCAATGCAGTAATTGTATTGCCTCTTTGCTTCAATTATATTAAAGTAAGTCGCAAATTTACTTATATGTTATATAACATATCCTATGCTTTCACATAGAGCTTAGACTATTTCTTAATCACATCATTTATGACAGCAATTATACCTTTTCCGTTTAAGGGTTATTCTCCCACTCCATTTGCGATTGAGCCGTACTTCTTTTGTTGCAACTATTCAGGATTTCCACCTTTATTTTATTGTTACAACCCCATATGGGGAATAGTCGTTGAACTTTTACCCTCGACTTAAACTGTCCTATGATCTAGGATAACGTTAGGGTACTTAGCTGCATGAACAGAGATTGTTACTGTACTTAGGCTTTTGACCTTATACAATCCTTACGTTATTTCTGCTTTCGCACCGTCATAATGTAATTTCTTCATTATTGTGGTGTAAGGCTTTACTCATTACCTGCAATTAAATATATTCTTTATGCACATTTCTGTACATTCAGGTAAACTCTACCTGCAATTTTCTCTATGACAGCGGCTTTTGATGTATCAGTAAGGTCGTTCCAAACATTGGCGATACCTTTCATAATTTCATAGGTACTCTTAAAGTTTTGAGAGTCCTTCATTATATCAAAGCCACCTGTGCCATTTACATTAGTAAGAGCTTTAATATCTTCCCTCAGTTTTGAGGTTGATACTGCCATGCCCTCTGTTGACTCGCCTGCATCTTCAAGTTCTGTCTTTGCTCCACGAAGTCGCATTGACAGGACTTTCAAACTATTTCCCGCTTCGGCTGCGTCTCCAGTTATTTCTGTAATGGCTGTACCCATTGCTATTGCCTGATCTAATGTATTTCCTGCTACGCTCAGTGAAGATACTGACCTTGACAACATATCACCAATATCACTTGCTGAAACAGCATACTTGTTTGATATTGCGTTAAACTTATCGACAATATTGATAGACTCATCAACTGTCATGTTATAGCTTTTCATAACTGTTGTTAGATCTTGTACTGCTGTTGCATTATCTACTTCACCAACAACTGAATAAATACCTGAGTTTGTGGCAAGTGTTTCGGCTTCATCTAAACTATATCCACGTTTGCCCCATTCTGCCGTTTGAGAAATAAGATCAGATAAATCAATCTTTAAATCTTTAGCCTTTTGACCTATATTATCAAAGAACTCGGCATATTGCTGATTTGTGTTATCAGTAACCTTACGCAAGTCTGTCATAGCTGTATCAATATCTACAACATTATTATAGAACTTAACAGCTTCTCTGGATATACCTGAAATCACAGTAGTTAAACTCATCCAGCTTGTGAATTTTAAAGCGTCCTCTTTAATCTTGTCAAAAAAGCTTAAACCATTCACACCTGCTGCCTGTGCCTCAGAACTCATTGTCCTAAAACTACGATTGATTTTATCAACATTGACTTTCAAATCGCTCGCAGTTAGATCGCTAGCATTAAGCAACTTTTTGAGTGAGGCTATCATATTATCAGTTTCAACCTGATATGTACCGCCATTAAAAGTATTCTTGCCCATGGCTTTAGTATTAGCCTGTTGCCATGTCTGAATTGTGTATATTAACTTTTTAATGTTCTGCTTTGTAGCTTCTATATTCTGTTGTGATTTATTGCTAGAAAAACTAGCTTTATAAGCTACATCTGCCCTCTTTAACTCATTTGTTAGTTCATTGAGTTTAATACGATATTCGTCTAATGCTTTAGGATCGCCACCTACATTAGACAAACTTGTTTTTAACTCATTAAACTTTTCTTGAAACTCTCCATTAAAAATAGGCGACTCTTTCCATTTTGTTTCTAAGGTGGTGAGATTTTGCGTAAGTCTAGCTACATTATTTTCTGTTTTAGTAGAGGTAACTGACGATTTATCAGCAGACTTAGCTTTTACAATAGCCTGTTCATATTCACCTGTTCTCTTGAGCAGACGTATTTGTTCTTCATATTCCGAAGAAATTAATTTATGTTTTTCTAAATAGCTTTCGGCTGTAGATATTCTACCCTTTGCATTTTTTATTTGCCTATTTATTTCAACAGTTTCCTCTTTGCCTGCTGAAATACGTTGTTTTTCTAACTTGTTAATTAGCGAAATATTTTCGATAATTTTATTGTATCTACTAGCTTGCTGTTGTGCCTCAGAATTATCAGATTTTTCAAGTAACTGTAAACTCTTTATTTCTGTTTCTGCTTTTTTAACCGAAACAACTAACTCACGATATTCCTCAGACCATTTTTCATTTCGCCCAAATTGACTTTCGGTTTCATTAACCTTGTTTAATTGGGAATTTAAATTACCAATTAATTCGGAAACCTCTGACGGTTGTTGTTTAAGTTTTGAAAAACTATTGGATATTTCCTGTATTGTTGCAGGCATTTTAGCCAAAGTGTTTTCGGCATTTGTAGTTTCGTTAAAAGAACTTGTAAGAGATTTTAAATTTTGCCTGATATTGCTTGCAGTAGTTTTTAATGAATTGAATAGTTTATCAACCTCTGCAATAGAACCACCATTGCCAAGATTGTCAATAGCAGCATTAACGGCATTAATTTCATTTCCTATACCCGATTCAATACCTTTATTCGCTGACTTAAATGCCGAAAGTTTAGCAGTATAATCCGACTTAGCCTTATCAATATCCGCAATCAGTTTTAAGATACCCTTTTCAGAACTGCTACCCGATAGATAGTCAAATGACCCATTTGTTTCGTTCAGAGCATATTTCAATTTTTCAACTTGACCTGTTAAACTTGTAACTTCTGCCGTAATTTGAGCGACTTCACCCGAACTATCTTTAGTCCATGAAAATGTCGGATTGCCAAACTGACTCAAAACCTTTCTTGCATTTTCAATAGTTTTAACAATATCTATCTGTCCGTCTTTATTAAAACCTGCCTTGAAAGTTTCTGCAAGAGTTGTGTCAATATTCTGTATCTCATGCTTTATATTTTTAACAGAGCTAGTTACCTGTTTTTCAGCAACCTTTATACTATTCTGAATAGAGGTCACATTTAAACCACCAATATCTATTTTTAGATTTTTGCTGATTGTAGCAAGTTGAGATTGAATCTTCTTTTGTGTTTTACTCAAGTCCAACTCACCAATGATTTTAACATGAGCCTTATTATCATTTGCAAGTACATTATTTAATTTAGGTATATCGTCCTTAACTTTACTTGTGTCAAGTTCCACAGGAACTCGTATTTTTAAATCATCTGCCATTTCACTTCACCTCTATTCCTTGTCTTTTAAGTCCTTGTCTTAAAGCTATAACGTGATATTTATTATCACTTAAATCCTCTTTTGTGTTATATATAAATGGTCTAGCAACACCATGATACGTCCAATTTCCAAAATCGTACCCCCAACCAGTTTCAATGATAGATGCTAATTCTTGACCTGCATTATCTGACTTAATCATTTTCCCCTGTACAAAAATATAAGGGTTAGCCATTGTATTGTTTTCAACAACTAAAGTGTCACCTTCGATAGAAGAATTAATATTATTAATATCCATTAAACCACCATTATCATATCGTCTTACATATTCATGTGGTACATAACTATCGTAAACATCTCTTTCAATATGATCTAGCATAACAGTGGTAACAACCTCGGCAACATCTGTAAGCAGAGCGTAATCAATTCTTGTTCTTAGTTCTCGCTCTAGTTCTTTAAGGTTTTTTACAACCATTTATTCCTCACCACGCAACCACTTTACAACAAGCTTTAAATCCTCGTCAGCTTGCTCCTGAGAAACCTTACTATGTGTTTCTATCGTAACTTTATCACCATTTCTTAAACCCAAGCTACAAAGACCTATAATTGATTTGCCATTGACCGTTCTACCTGTTGTTAGATTAATCACAGAGGGACGTACCTGTGCAAAATACACAAACCTATGAATATTCCTAGCATTAGGAACTATCCCAAGTGCTATTTCCTGTTCTGCAAAGAACATATTAGTCACCGTCCTTGTTGTTTGAAATTACAATTTTATTTGCCATGTCATTACTATCTTTAAGTGTTTTTAACACTTCATTTAAGCTTTCAGTGTCAATATCTTTCGTAGTAACACTAATCTGTTCTATCATTTCTTTTGCCTTGCTTGCAAGCTCCGTTATAGCTATGTTTGCCATGCTCATAACCTTTTCAGCCGCCTTGTATCTAACATTCATGTCAATACCGCTGTCAATAGCTGCATTAATCATGCTATACTGTGCGTCATCAATCGACTCCCAATCAATATTATTACATTCCCTATCCAGCTCTCCACTATCATAAATCTCTGCAATATCATCTGATGAAAATTTATGTTCTCCGTAAAGAGTGACAACGTAATATTTACGCAAAATTTCTTCATATCCTGCTCCGTACTCAACTGTACCCTTGACTACATTATTTATAAATGCCTGCATTTCCGCAAAACTAAGCTTATTTTTCATTCAATTTTCCTCCGTTTTCTTGCGTTTCTTTTCTGCGTTTCTCAGTTTCTTACACTCATCATAATCAATCCACCCACCAAACTTTTTAGCATAAGTAATCCACTTATATGTAATGTCTGGATAGCAATACCAAAACAATTTACGTTTAAGTATTGCCACTGAGTCTGGCATACCTTTTGTATCTATAACTTCAGTGACACCATTTTTATAAGTAACCACGAAATCAGCGACATATTTAATTGGCAACACAGTTTTGCCATCGTGAACGAACTTCGGTTGCAGTTCATATGGTTTCTGTAACTCATACGAAATCACTTCACCGCTTTCCACTAAAGGACAAAGTACGTCACGATAATATTTCATTTCTAACACTGAGTCAAAAATAATACCATTATAACTACGTTTTGATTTGTCTTTATCTACATTAAACTTACTTCTATCTGTCATTTCTACCTCTTTATAAAAAAAATAAGGGCGGTCAATACTTATCATAATAACCGCCCTTTCTATTTTATTTAGTTTTTTTATTTATTGTACTATTTTTAAGGTTTGTAATATCAGCCAAAACATTATAGACCGACTCTTTATAATCTTTCTTTTTTAATGTTTCGGAAGTAATACCAATATTGGCAAGAAGTTTTCTTGCTTCAACCTTGGAAATGACTTCGTGCATATATTCTTCTATGATTAAATATAATTGATAACAAGATGGTGTGTCCACATATCTCCTCCAACTATTTATTTTATCACATTTATTACACGCATAATATCCATTACCACAAATAATACATTCATGGTTGTTTTCCATAAATTAATCCTCTGGAATAACAAATCTCAGAAGCTGACCCTCGTCACTACAATAGTCCTTCAGAGAGTCAATAGTAAATGGGAAGTCGCCTGTTTTGTCAAGCGGTATCTGAGTCTCAGGAGAAAGCTGTGAAGATGCCACGACAACCCAACCATGATATTCAATATTTTTATCACAAATATCTGTAAAGATTGATTCAAGCCAAAATTCACCTGATTTTGGTATATCATTCGTACTCTTTGTAATGTCAACTGCATTTTCAGACTCATATGTATAATATACCTGAATAGTCATTCCTTCCTTGATAGCAGTATCTGTCGGAAGTGTAATTTCTTGCTTAGCCGCATCAAGTGAAAATTCCTTTTCTGAATTTACCGCTGCATATTTGTAAGAAGCAACCTGTTCCTTCCTTTCATTGAGCAGATAAATGAATGATATTCCACCCACAGGAACTTTACTCAGAGTAATCTTTGTTATGTCGCTACCCACCTTAATCTTCTCTCTTTTAGGAATGAGAATTTTGTTAGTAGAACTTGCAACGTTCTTTTCTGTACCCCACTGAGCAGCAAGAAGTGACAGCGTAAGGAACGATGTATTACCTGTAATCTGAACTGTATCAGCATCATAGTATTTTGCAATTACCGCACCTGTTGCATCTGTCTTATCCTGTGAAGTAGCATTGGTCTGAATGTTTACGTCTTTCAAATCTTCAAGAGTCCAAAACAGCACTCCGTCAGTAGGCGAAAACATCTGACCTGAAATAGCTTGTTTAAAAAGCAATTTGTCTGGATTAAACATATTATTTCCTCCTTTATTTTCTATTGTTTCCGTTACCATGTACGGAAACAATTTAATTCTTCTTTATTCTTAATGTCCTTATAATAAAAAGTACCGCTATACAAACCTGTGGTAAGTTTCTGTGCTTGATTTATGATTTGATTTCTTAAAAGACAATCATAAAAAACATTAATAGGTAACGACCAAACCGTGTCCCAGTTGTATTTAAACCCTTCAATATTTGTTAATGTTGAAATATATGGCAACAAAATAGAACGAAATTCTTTTTCTTGATACTCACCCCTAGCTAATTGTCTTTCAAGCTTGTCTAATTCATATTGCAATCTCCATTTTCGGGTGTGTTCATTTCCGTCTTTAATATTGTTATCAGCGATATTAAGCATTTTCCTGAAATATTCAGTAAGCAGTTCATAATCTGCTTTACCTATTTGAATATTATTGTAAACATCAAATAAAATAATATCACCGCTATTCGTGTCAATATAGCGTTTCATCTTACCAAAATCAATATTACGGATTATAAATGAAACATCAGTTAGCAAATGATTTTCGACAATATCACAAAACAAGTCAAAACTATCTACTGAGTTAAAATCAATACCCTTGCTCCAAAGATATAGCCTTCTATCATATGGAGTTGAAATTATGTCAGACACAATGACCCAAAACTGTTTTTCACCTAGTTTTGACTCGTCTGAAATCTCGTCCAAAGTTGGGTTGTGAATTTCAAACTTGCCTAACATAAATGTTTCTTTTTTATTACGATAAATTGAAAGTTCGTCCATAACTAATTACCCTCACATGGATTTATCGTAAGTTCTTCACCTTGAAATATTAAGGTACGCCTTTTATAAACAGGTGACAAATTATCTGGTACGTCCGAAATAAGTTGTATTCTATTGCCACTCCAACCATCTGAGTTGTTAAATAACTGACCTAACAATTCAGACACATAATCCATTCTAGTTTTGGAAATACCAGCTTTGTTAAGTCTCATTTTATCTTGGTGACAAATTATTTGGATTATCATTTGGGGATAACCCTTAAATGCTCCCCATATTACTTTCGGAACTGAAACTTCAATGTTAAGATACAATTCTACATTAGTTTGAGTGTAAGGTATATATAAAAAAGGGTATATATTAGAATACACAATATTTTCTAGTTCTTCATCGTCCTTTTCAAATAAATCTAATATATTATCTTGTGATAATATCATAGAAATAGCTTTATTTTTCCACTCCGATATAACAGAATTTATTGGCATTTTACACACCTCCCACTATATTAATTAACAATTCAGACAAAACATCATCAACTGTACAAACCAATTTAAAAGAGCTACCGATTAAAGCATTGTTGCTTAAACACTTTATCTTTACCTTATTTTCATTTACTATCATGGTAATAAAATCTTGTTGCTTATCAAGTAATTTCAAAGACCAAGTGACACTCTTATCTGTTTTTGCAGTAAATGTTTTTACTGTACCACCACAACGAATTTCTGCATTGCCACTGTAAGATATTTCAACAGGTTTGGTTGCATTATTGGGCTTAAAGTAATCACATAGCATAAGGTCAATTCTATCTGTCTGCGGATTATATTGACCCTCTGACAAGATAATGTGCATACATCTGCTATTTCCAAAAGAGAAGCTGACAGTATCAGGTCTAGTAATTCTATAAGGTGTAGGCTCTTTGTCATTATAATCAATGAAAAAACGCTTATCATGAGGAAAATATTTCGTTTCTTCGTCAAGCGAAATGTACATCATCAACTGATCGTAACCAATGGTAATTACTTTTGTCTCATTTGTGCCTGAGTTGTACTGTGAAGCATTTTGAATATTACACGGCTTATAATGAACTATGCCGTTTTCGTCTTGCCACTTAATAACGTAATTACACAAATACAAAATAGATTTTTCATACAGTTTGTTATTTGTAGGCTCGGTCAATATTAGCCAAATCTTATTGTCATATTTAATGTACTTATAGTCCGATATTGTACTAATATAAGTCAAAATCTGTCTTTGCCAAGCTTGTGTTGGCGTGTCAGGTATTTCATTTTGAATTATGCCCTTTGTAGCAAATTCATTTTCAAAATTCTCGCCATTAAACACTCCACTGCACAGAATAATATCATCTTCAATAACGCTATCCTCTAAAACGTCATTGAATGACATTTTACTATCAAACAACAAATCTGGTTTTTCAGAACCTTCCGTATAATACGGTTGCCGAATTAAATACCATTCTTTACTCATTCAACCACCTCAATTATACGCAGTATCTTTAAGTTGCTCATAAAGGTCAACTATTTTAAAGTTCACCCAATCAATCTCAACTTTAGCTTGTCTTTTGTCACCCTCTGAGTTGTTTATTGATAAATCCTTGGAAACTATGTTGCTACGTTTGACAATTTTGCTATATTGTCTTTCACAATAAAATCTCTTTATTGTATAGCCCAATATATTAACAACAATCTGATTTAAAACAATATCATTTCCGTCAATATCAGTAAATATTTTTTTCTCATTATTAAAGTAAAGCTGACTAATTTGAGTTGAAAACTCGCCACAAGCCATTTTAAACCACTGAAAAACAAGGTCGTCACTTAACGCAACCCTTTCAAGAAATGTGGACTCAAAAACAGCGACCACATCTTCATAGGTAGTAGCCATTTTAACCACACCCTTTCTTAAAACTTATAGCCTGAAATATTTTCTATTTCGTTACGCTTGTAAACTGCCACGTTGTCAATTCCAACTTCTTTGGCAAGTGGAATAATCATTTTTTTATCGCCTTCAGTAACTACAAGTCTTGAGAGTTCAGCCATAAAATCGGCTTTATTGCTAATGCCAAGAAGTGCCTTTACACTGTTAATATCAAGAATAACAGGTTCATTATTATCACTCTCGTCAAGTGAAAAAACGTATCTTCTTATATCCTCATCAAGAATTTTCAGATAAGCGTTATTGCCAAAGCCGTCAGTACCACAGAACATTCCGTTACCTTCCTGTATCTGAGCCATAACCTCTCCAACATTAAGCTGCGCAAATTTCTTTGCGTTTGGTGGAATAGTAATATCTCTTTGTGTTTCCACAGCCCTAAAACCCAATTCCCAATTACGAGTGTTTTTAAGAAACACTCTATCGGTAAGCTGAATTTCCCTTTTAGACTTTACTTCTGTAATATCGTTATTCATTGTGGCAGTAGTTGTATTTTTTCTTACATTTGCCAAATTTTAATCTTCCTTTCAAATATAATAATAATGTGGCAAGAGTTTACACCCTCGCCACATCAATAATTATTATGTAATTAACCCTGCTTTGTAAGCAGACCAATTTCAAATTCTCTGCCCTTTACAACGTCAGCACCAAGCTCCATATCGAAACGTGTCTTTACTGTACCTGTCTCAACATCGTTGCCTGTCATAGTTGTAATACCACCACGTCTGAAGATATTTACTGGAGAATTTGCTCCCTGTGCAATAAACCACAGATCGTTGGGATTGTAGTATGTGTCAAAACCTGACTTGTCAGCAAGTGGCTTTGTGAAGTTATATGGGTTCTCAAGTTCAATAAGAGCTGAACCCTTATAGAAGCCATTCAGACCTGTTCTAGCAATCTCGTCTACCTGTGTAGCATTGAAGAATGGGATTGGTGTAGAACCAACTGTCTTATAACCGTTCCAATCACAGATACCAGAAATAAGTGAGAAGTCACCTGCAATACCAACCTTGCCAAGCTTTCTAACCTTATTTATCATACCGTCAACCTGTGCCTGAGTTGGAGCAGAGTCATACTCGCCATAGAACTTTACATATTCAGTATTATTCTTCAGTGCAGACTTAATAACATCAAATACATAAGCAACACCCTTGTTGTTCATGTCGGTCTGTACCTGTGCCATTTCCTCTGCTACAGTACCAGCAAAATTACCGGAAGCAAGCTCACGATAATCAATAGCCATACCAGAAGATATTGTCTGAGTTACAATTGGGTACTCTACCCACTTTCTACCTGCAAAACCTACATCAGAACCAGAAGCCTGAAGTCTAGCATCAAGACCCTCATAAGAATAAGTCTTAATTCTTGGCTGCTCATCATAGCCAATCTCACGATAGTTACCAAGGAAATTAAATACCTTTGTTGCCTCAAGAAGTCTTGGCTGTATAATATACTTTACAATGGTATTAATCTCTGCAACTGCTCTGCTATCGCCTGCAAGTGCCTGTTCACCAAGCTTTGAAATTCTTGAACGTACTGCGTCTACCTTCTGACCGTACTTTGATGTATCTTTGCCTGCAAAAAGAGCAGAACAAATCTCAACTACTTCGTTGAAAGCCTTTGCGTTCTTGACAGCAACCTCAGACTTATTCAGATTATTAAGTTCAAAAGAAGTATTAATCATTATTAAAACACCGTCCTTTATTTTACATTCATTAATTAAGCGTGTACAACGACTCTAAGTCCGTTACCGCCAAAACTTGTCTTTTCCACAATTTCAAGATACTCTGCATAATCAGAAACATCAGCACTCTTAGCCCACTTACCATCAGTACCAACTACAAGCTTGTCACCTACTGCGAGTGTATTGTAAGCTGTTGTTACAACTGCATCGTCCATATCAAAAAGATGTCCTGCAAGAGAAGCAAGAGTAAAAATGCGTGGAAACTCACCAACCTCAATTCTATAATCATTTGGTGTGAGTGTCTCAGGCTTATCAATTCTGTTCATTACAACTGCAAGACCAGCCTGCTTTGCTGTTGTTGCGGTTGGCAGAGCGACAGCCTTTGTTTTAAGATCATATGTAACAGCCATGCCGTTCTCAAGAACAACAGGTGTCTTGAGATAGCCAAAATTCTGTGCTACCTTGAAATCACCAATATTTGCAAATTTAATCATTTAAAATTCCTCCAATCGTATTTTTTATATAAACAGATTATCAATATCGAGTTTATCGTTCTTATCATCATCGTTGTCAGTATCTACGCAACCAAATATGTCAGCGGCAAAATTGTTCTGAGAATTAATCTCAACAGCCATTGCCTTTTCCTTCTTCTTTGTCTCAGCACCAATGCAAGCGTTGATTTCTGTAACAATATCGTTTACCTCGATACCACAACCCATAGGATCTGCGTTAAACTTGTCAAGCTTATCCTTAGCCATATTCTTTTCATCGTCTGAAAAATCTCCAAGAGCTGAATTGAGTTCTGCAATCTTTGCAGACTTTTTAAGTTCATTCAATTCTGCTTTCATTGTTTCAACGAGTCCGTTAAGTTCATTAATCTTCTCGTCTTTCTGACAAGCATTGGTTTCGGCTGTTGTCTTTTCACCTGTAAGAGTTGCTATCTCTGCATCTTTTGTAGAAATAATCTCATTCATTTCAGCAATCTTAGTCTCGTAATCTGCATTTTTAGTATTGAGTTCAGTAATCTTATTCTCAACAGCAGAAATAATCTGATTAAGTGTCTTTTCGTCCACTTTCTCGTCCTCCTTTATCTTTTGATTTAGTTCTATCAGTATTGCACTATCGTCACTAGGCTCGACAGTTAAAATGCAATATCCACTATAGTCATAAACTTTTGGTACTCTACCTTTTTCGACAGGCTCTCCGTCATACACTATTTTATTTTTGCCCTTACCAACAAATTCAACAGAACCATATATTGTATCACCATCATTAATTTTGTTTTCAAGCCATTCAACAAAATGTGGATAACGTTGCTGATTAATATAACCCTCGGCAATAAGAACTTTATGTTTCTCACCATTAATCTGAATATCTTCAATAGACCAACCATCAGCAGAACCTACTTGAACAGAATTTTCAAATAATGGCATATTGCCGTCTTGACCTGTCATTCCATGGTCGTATGGAATATCTTTTTCACTATCCAAAAATGTTGCACAAATAGGCATACCAATAATACTATCTGCGTTATCTCTAACATATTGCTCGTTGTAACTAATACCATTTTTGTTATAGTGATTACGGTCTTGATGAATTTCGTGTAGTACCAACTTTACACGTCTGCGACCGTCCGACCTCTTTGCTTCGCTTATTTCACAATGAAACACTAACTTTCACCTCTTTTCTGACATAAAATAAACCTAGTCACTAAACGCAACTTAGGTTTTAGTTTGTTGTTGAAGGTTTTGGTTGAGCGTTTCCATTTAGATTTTCGCTCATTATGCTATTTTCGTTTGTCTTTTCAGCTACCTTAGTTCTACCACCGTTTGAGTGGTCTGCATCACTTGGGTCGCTATCTTTGCTACTTATGGTATAACTCGTCTTATGCGTTGGATATTTATTTTCCCAATCATTATCCAGTTCGTAATCCATAAGTGACAAGTATACATCGCTATCCCAACCAGTGCTTGCAATCCAAGCTGTCAAAGACCCCTTACCTCTAGCATAAAGGTCGGTCATATATTTAACCTGTTTATCTCTATTTACAAAAGTAACAGGTAAAATAGCACACTCCATATAAAGCTTTTTATCCTTAATAATATTGGCGTTAATACATTTATTCAATTCCATAATAAACATATTTATCCAATCATATACGTTTCCTGCAACCAACTCCAAATTAAGTGTTGCAACAGCATAGTTTCCTGTACTATTACCGTCAAGGACACTACTAGCAATACCCAAATCGGCAGGCACTTTTGATTTATTGGCATTTTCGTTCTTTTCATCAAAAATAGAAGTGTCAACTTTTATATCATTTAATTTTGTACCTGCGGCAAGCGAGAAAAATGACTTGCCATATTTATTTTGTCTTGTAGTAATAGCATCTTTAACTACCTTATGTTGGTTTCTCTGCTGACTTTCTGTCAAAGTGCAACGTCCGTCTTTTGCTTCAGGAAATGTTTGATAAATAATTTGATTGTTCAACTGATCTAATACATTCCGCTTTGTAGAAGTGAAATAATCTGCGTACAATACATCGTCCAACGCACAAATCATTAGTGGAACACCATAAGGATTAATAGCCTTACAGTTAATTTTTGTCACCATTGTATTATCATTATTTAAAACTTTCCATGGCTTAATATTATTGTGAGTTGAATATTTACTATACGCTTCTCGAATTTCTCTTGGAAAAGCCTGTAGTTTTCTTCTTTTGTCATCTTCTACCATACCGTCAAAATATCTTAAATCAAAAGCAACAATAGGTGAACCATTCTTTCTGCCAACTATACGGCAATAGTCAACAGGCAGATTAATAACGGCACATTTAACTCCCAGTTCATTGATCTCTACAATGTTTAAAGTATCAATATCATCAAGATACTTGTCAGCGAATACGGACTTTGTAATTTCAAAGTATTTAAAGTCCATTCCCTCAATCATATCGTTAAACAAATTATCTCGAATAACTTCCTTATATCTTATTGTGTCAAGAGTTTGTTGCATTAACTGTCTTGCATTTTCAAATTTCTTCTTGCGTTTAGTCTTTGACTTTGAATAAACCACCTTATCCAAGGTGAACATGGTTTTAAGATAGTTGATAGAAGTCATAACAGAACCATTTTCATAGTACGCCCACCGACAAATTTTGCGAATATTTTTTATATGTATTTGCGGATTATGAGCAAATTTCTTAATGTCCTCAATATTAATAGGCAAATCTTCAATACAATCTTCCCAAAAAGATGTCATTTCATAAAAAGCATTTGACTCATAGGAACGCTCTTGTGTATTTGACACGGAGTTAGTTTCTGAAACATTTTCTGTTTTATCTTGATTGTTTTCAATAACATTCTCAGTATTCTCTACAATATTCTCAGGCATAGCTTCACCTCACTTTCATTTGTGTTTACATTAGTTGAATAAACAACAATAATCGTATTCATCGTTATTTATGTCTTGGGCATATTTATTAACGTACCACAACACATAGATCAATGCCGAAACTCTATCCTTATTTACTTTTTTTACAACTTGTTCAATAGTAATGTTGCCGTTATTAAGATGTTTCATCTTTAAATTCGCGGCTTCTTCAATAAAAGCATCTGTCTCAATAAAAGGTCTAACTTTATCGTCAAAACTATCCCATTCATTATCGGTAAAATCATTATCTTGTCTTTTTTCCAGCAATCTAAGTTTGCCACTATCCACCATATCTATAAAAGTGCTTACAATTTCATTTTGCCAAGTCTGAGCTTTCATATTGTAAAGTATTTGTGGCGAATTAGGAACTTCTGGAACATTATCGTCATTAATAGTGTCCCAACAGCCCAAGTCCTTACCTGTAGAATTGTCAATCGTGTCTTTTAAAAGTTCATCAGCCAATCCAACACCAAGTCCATTAGCATCTAACACAACTACTTTAGCCATATAAAGTTTTTGAACTTTTTTGATAATAGCAGCTTGGGCATTAAAATTAAGTACGTTAGGAATATTAATGATATTCACCACATCAATGTAAATAATTCTCCCTTTATCCTTACTTCTAATTACACGCACTACAGCAATAGAAGATTGGTTATTAGAAGTTTTTTGGCTTCTCGCCACGTCAACACCCATATAATATTCTTGTTCTGGATCTGGATTTTGTAAAACCGCTTCCGTTAGAGTACGGCAATTCATTAGTTTATTAATATTAACCAACGCACCGTCAGCACAGCCGACCCATTCTTGTTCATAGTTCTGGGCGAAGGCTACAACAGAAGAATTTTTCTTCTTTGAAAGTATTTTGCTTTTATTACTTCCCCTACCATACCAACACGGAAGTTGCCAGTTGCTTCCCAAAACTATTTTTCCCTTTAGATTTTCCATATCATCTAACATTGAAATACTACGCTGATATTCGTCTGAACCCCTAAATCCTGCCGTTGTAAAAAAATGAATTTGCTGATTAAGTTCCATTGGGTCTACTATCGCAAGTCTGCCAACCGTAAGTCTTGGAACTTCAACTACAGGCTCAAGGGCATCTTGAAACAGTGCATTATTTAGCAATGCGGATTCCTCTATTTTTAACCTTCTACGTCTTTGACCCTTTGTGCTTTGAGCATTTGCAATAGCATCTATGGTCGCATCATTTTTAAATTCAATATAAGCATTTCCCTTTGAGAATCTAGCTTCTCTTATTTCGTCCTTTAAAAGTGGATATAATTTTGCAATTTCATTCCACTTTGATTTCAATAAATCTGCCGCATTTTCTTTAGTCTGTGCAGAAAGAGCCAATTCAATATTTGGGAACAGCATTGCTACTACGACCATAGCAAGTACCTCATCGAATGTTTTGCCATATCCACGGCTAAACGTTCCATACATACTCATAAATCTAACGTCACAACGCAAAAATATGCGTTGATCTAAATGCAGATTTAACCCACCTGTTTCAGGTTTCATTAAGTCGAGTAATAAATCAGGATACCACTTAGCCCAACTTATAAAAGTGTAATAATTATGTAGATTTTTGCCAAATACACTATCACTATTTTTTTCAAAATCTTTTATTCTTTGCCAGTTCATTACTTGTCACCATTCTCATAATCTTTTGGCAGTTTTATAAACGTTTCAACAGAACTCCTATTTTTTTCTGATGTGTCATCAGTAAAAATACCATAGGGATCTCCATACTGAGAAATGTACTCATTCTTCATATCGTCATAAAATTGGTATACTTCCTTGTACTCACACTTAGGTAATCCTTTTAATTTTCTAGCATAGTTAATATAGCACCATATTATAAAATCAGGAGCATCATTAGGTTGGTACTTAAACTTAGGTAATATTTCAACAATATCAACCGCTTGTTCACAAGCTTTTGATATTTCCGAAATGCAAGTTACTCCACCTTGCAAATCAGCCTGCGTTAATTGTTTTGGAGTCAACTTTGCTTTATCAGCAGCATCTTGGGCAGCTCTATTCCATTTGTCAGCACTTCCAACATCTCCTGCTGCTGTAGCTTCTTCCTCTTTCACTTTGAAACGAACATAAGTTGCTAAAGCTTCCTCGTGTAAGTTTGTTTGAATTGAATAGTTTTCTTTTAATTTATCAAACTTTTTCTTCATTTTTCGGTACTGTGATTTTGTATACCCCTCGCCAAATAAGTCGGTAATATCGTTTGTAACAACGAAATCATCAACCATATTTACATATACTTCTTCGTTTCGAGGAAGTATATTGCGTTTTTCCGTTGTAGTTACTGCCTCAGTAATAGACTTGCCCTGATTAAACAAGTTCATAGAGTCTAAAAAAGATAGTTTCGTATACTGTGGCAATGTTGACACATTCTTAAAATAACAGCCTATAATATCAGTTCTACCCTTGCCCAATTCTAACGATCTTCTTACTTCACTCATAGCAGAGTCAAGAGCTTCTGGTATATATGGTTTATCCATTAACATTAGTTTCTTTTGGAACGCTTCTATATTTAAGCTTCCATCAGAATTATAAGAACCCTTTTTAACACAAGACTTACATATATTTACCGTTTTGCCATCAGTAGAAATATTACTATTTCTAGTAGTATAAAATTGCGACAGTGGCTTTTCCTTGCCACATTCCGTACATATTTTTGTACTTACAGGGGTTTTTACTTTTTTCCTTGGCATAATCGAGCCACCTCCTTCTTATTTGTTTAATTTTCAAGCCAATATAAAAGCACCCCAATTTTCAATCAGAGTGCTTAATTTGGTATCTATTTAATTACTATTCTTTAATAACCTTGTTCTCAAATTTCTTGTAGGCATCAAGATACCACTCTTTTTTGTCGCCATTGTATGTTAATTCATAATACATACCGTCAAAAAGAGTGCTTGAAAGTAAATATTTCCAATTCTGCAATGCTTTGCACTTCCATACTGTGTAAACTTCAAAATCAGGCTTTGTATCTGATTTGTCAAGATGTTCTCCAATATAATCTCTTACAATTTCTATTGCTTTTTCGTCCATAATTATTTTCCTCTCTATATTTGTGTAATAAAAGCACACTTTTATAGCCCCTATGAGTGCTTAATCGCTCAAAAATCAAACTTATCCTTATTCTGACTAATTTTCTTCTTATCCACCCTAATATAAAATTTTCTAGTCACGTCAGTTCCACTATGGTTGAGCAATGCTGAAACATCTTCTAGTGACATACCTGCGTTTTTATATAGCGTAGCTCCCGAATGACGAAAATCGTGAGCGTGTAGCGTTGGAACATTAATCATTTCACCAATAATATGACACCAAGAATTTAATGTGCCATTAGTTACCTTATCAAACTTTCCGTCTGTATAAGAAACAAAAACATAGCCATTGTCAATAATATTATTTGTCTTGCGGTACTCAAGCAAACCTAACAACAGTTCTTTAACTTCTTCCGAAAAATAAAGAGTTACAACGTAGCCTTCTTTTTCAACTACATCATTGACAACCCTATTGTCAAAATCAATTTGTTCCCACTTAGTATTCGCAACCGCATTAACCCTAGCCATTGTAGATAATGAAAATAGAGCATAACACTGATATTGTAAAGCCCTATGTTTCTTATGATGTGTGTCAGCGTTTTCTACTAAGTTTTGCAAGGTAATTCTTAATTCCTGTACCTGTTCAACAGTTAAAAACGTCTGAGTAATAACATCTGTATCTTTCTTAGGTCTATCCATAAATTCCATTGGGTTTTCTGTAATTAACTTCTTCTTACGCAGAAATTTATAAAAAGCTGAAATTGAAGCCATACGCCTTTTCATACGTCTTGAATTATTACCCTCAGTTTTACAAAAATATAAAAATTCAGTTATATCATCTTCCGTTAAGTCAATAATACTTTGATTGCCCTGATTTTTGTATATGTATATCCACCAAGACTCTAAATCATTTTGATATCCTACGATAGTCTTTTCGGAGAGTTCTCTAAGTGACATATCAATTTTATATTTGTTCCATAGTTTCATTGTTTCAGAATTGATTTTTGAAAGTATTTCATCATCATGTACTTGAATACGTTTGCTTTTCTTAGCCATTTAACCTCTCCTTTCTTCTCATCTCAAGCTTTCTTTAGAGTGCTGCTTTTAGCACTTATTCTTCAAATGGGATTTCTTTAGAGTATTGCCCTCACACTTAATCTTCTTTATTTCGCCCATAAGGGCTTGAATTTTGTTTTTGGAGTAATACAAAATTCTCAAAACCATAACTCAAAATACCCCTCACTGGGACACATTGTTAAGAGGTGCGTGAGGTTGAATTACTTTGTAATTAAAACTAAGGATAGTCAACAAAACTTTGTCAACTATCCGTGCAAAAATCTCGTCAGATTTTTCATTTAAAAGACTCAACGTGGTACGCATTTTTTAAGAGGCGTGTTGAGTTCTGTTTTGGCTGTCAGAGTGAGACTCGAACCCACAACCTCCGCATTAACAGTGCGTTGCTCTACCGATTGAGCTATCCGACAATATGCAGGATAACGCCTGCTATCCTGCAAAATATAATAAAAGGAGTTGTATTTAACTACAAATTATTCGTTAATTGTAAAACCAAAATAAAGCTTTGGAACATAATCTTCTTCAGTAAAATCCTTGCCGACAAAATCTCGCTGAACGAAAACAACACTCTCATCACCAACAATTATTGGCTTATCGTCACGTCTTGCTCTTTCACAGAACAACTCGTTTTCAAAAGTTGAAACAACAAATTCGCCACCATATCCGTTCCACTCAGGCGGATCAAGAGAAATAGAATTAATTTTAGTCTTATCGTCAAATGATAAAAATTTCTTGATAATCTTACAAGCCAACTTGTAATCACACAAAACACTAAAGCCCTCATTTTCCAGATATACATCTATAATATCCTGCATGAAAGTATCAAAATCGTTATAACTCTTTTTAATCATCATAGTATTCACCTACTTTACTTTTATATCATAGTTGGCAATCTTGCCAAATTCATTATCAAATATAAACAGGCTTGCACCCGTGTCAGAAGTCTTGCCTAAAGACATAGCATAGTCATCAGTACCTACCATAGAACGTATTGTAAGCACCTCTGAATGTTTTGCATTTTCCTTTGAGGTCTGGTGATGCACATGACCTGCCAAAACGTAATCAATGTTTGTATTGTACGCTCTTGAAAAAGAACTTGTGCAATTCTGTAAATCCTTTACTTCACCATGACAACCAAGCACGTTATAACCCTCAACATCGCTGAAACAAAAGCCTGTTTCATTCTCAATTATATTTACATTTTGATTATATTTAAGTCTTTCCCTTATGAAAGCAATAATCACCTTTGCCATGTTTTCATCAGGAAAACTGTTCTTAGGCTGTCCGAGAAGTCTAAGTTGTGAATGATTACTGTCCTTAACCATTTGGAAATTCACTTTCACATATTGCGAAAGATCATTAAGCCAATTGGCAAGAAATTCAGCATACTTTATTGCCGAATCTATGACACCATATCTAAGGTGCATAAGCTGAGAATTTAATCTGAGAAGTCCTGATATACTGTCTCCAAGTTCCCAAACATTAATTTCTGCCAAATCCTCTTTAGCAATGATGTCAGCAACTTTTTCGAGCATACTCCACATTCTGCGTTCAAATATCTCTGGAGAATATTCATTTATTACGTTGCCAAATAAATCTTTTATGCAAAACTCTATGCCAAAGTGACAATCAGTAAATGCCAATATCGCAGATTTGCTATTATTTACTCCCGACAAATAATCAGGAACTATGATAGGTTCTATATTAGAAATTGCATTGACTATTTTTTCAGTTATCAATTCATCTCGTGCATTTTCCCTAAGCCACCTATTATTCTCCAACTTCTCTGTTTGAAGTTTGTATCGCTCTTTCCTTAATTCACGAATTTGGTCTTGAATTTCATTAAGGATGTTTTCTGTATCTGCAAAAGTTTTCTGATTTGCATTGAACATTTTCTCGAAGCATTGAAATTTCTTACGATAAGTTGACTCGCCAAAATCAGTGTTAAGTAATTCGTTTAAAATATCTCTAACATCATTCCAAGTACCTATCTTTTCTTTGTCTTTGCAAATCCTAAATATAAGCTCGTCATCAGACTCACCTTCAAATCTTTTATATGTAGAAATAATTTATTCCTCCCACTAACAATTAAGCAATTTCATCTGTCTGGTTTACAGACAGTTTTACTTCCTGACCGTTGAAATCTGACATAAGTTCTGCAAGGGCAATTTCACCCTCAATATCTTCAACACTAAATGTTATTTTTCCGTTCTCTATGTTTGCAATGCCCTGTACCGACAGAACGTTCTTTTTTGTTATTTTAGCCATTTATCTTAACCCTCCAATTCGTCAGCCCAAGTTGATACCCAACCTCTATGATTAGTATGCAACTCGCAAATCTGACAATGTTCTTTTCCTGAAAAATGATTTAGATATTTCTCAAATCCACTTGCCTTATGATTAGGTAAATCAATCTGTCCTGTATGTCCTATGCAAATTGTCTTGCAGTTTTCACCTATTCTTGTTAAAGTCTTTTTAAGATTGTCAAAAGTTGAGTTCTGAGACTCGTCAATTATAATAACTGCGTCCTTAAAGTTGACGCCTCTAAGGTAAACGTCCGTAAGAGGTTTGATATAACCTTCTTCATACTTCTCAGAAACAAGACTATTTGTACATACAGCCGTAAATGGGTTTATGCCAAGTGTCTGTAGTGCATTATAAAGTGGCTCATAGTAAACCTCACTCTTTGAAGTCACATCACCGGGCAGAAAGCCCAACCTACCTTCTGCACAAGGCGAAACAATATAAATAATCTTTGAGAACATTTGATACTGCACAAGTAAATTTGCTATACCAACGGCAATGGTAGTTTTGCCACTTCCACTTTTGGAGTTACAGAAAATAATATCATTATCCTTGTTCCAAATTGCATTAGCAAATTCTTCTTGTTCTTTATCTAATTGTAGACTATAAAACAGATCACCGTCAATTTTTTCAGGTGGGTTATCATACGAGGTTATTGTATTATTATTTTTCTTGCCCATGATAACACCGCCTAATTAATTTCATCAAACGATGTAACGATCTTATCGACCACCTTGTACTTTACAAGTTCATCACGAGATAAATACCAATCTTTATTTCTATTTTTGTTAAAAGTCTTTTCGTCAATGTCCGTCCTTGCGAGGATATATGACTTCATGCCTTCAAGCTGTTTCTTATAATTTTTCTGAGCTTCCTCAATTTCAGCAGCACTACCCTGAAAAGCAGCAGAGCCTTGATGAACAAGCATTTGGCAATGTTCAAACGCATATCTACGCTTACCAGCCAGAAAAATAAGAAAGCCTGCACTCATAGCAACACCCATTCCAACTGTAACGATAGGAATATGACTACTCTGTATCAGGTCACAAAAATAATTTGCCTGTTCTATATCTCCACCATAACTATGAATGAAAATAAATATTGGCTTTGGATTTTCAATTTCTCTTTCTTCCATGTTCATCTGAATAATAACCTTGCTTAATTCAATGAGGTTATAAAATTCGTCTACCTCGTAATCAATGAAAAATGTTCTGTTTTCTCTTGATTTCCAATAGTTGTACTCTTCAGGCGTAGGGTACTTTCTCTTATCCAAACTATCTACAATGGAAATTGGAAGTTCTTCTGTTACTGTCATAAAAAAAATTCCTTTTCTAAATAAGTTAGTGGGATATGCCCACCCTTACAGACGTGCTGTAAGATATTTTTTTAATCGGCTCTGTACTTGGCAAGCAGATTAACAACCGCAGATGTTTCCTCTGCGTATCTCTTACCACGATTAGAGCCATTGTTTTTCAGACGGCACGTTTTGAAAATCTTAACGTTCTTAATGTTCTGACGAAGATAATCCGCCTCGTCCTTTGTGACGAAAATCATGTGTAAAATAACCACCTTTTCAATTTTAATTTTGTACACAATGCCTATTGAATATTGACTTTGTACGTGATATAATATATCATGGATAAGTATGTTTATTATCTATATCCATAATAAGAAATAACACCATAGAATAAAAATACCTCACAAACGCCCAATAATAAAGGGTTTGCGGGGTATTTGGCTATTTTCTATTTAAAATAAAAATGCTAACAAGCTCTTTTGCTCTTCATTAATTCTTTTTGACTATTATTTCTATGCTTCTTCTGACATTCGTCACAACGTTTTTTGTTTTTTACCATTCCGTCAACCACAAACTCCTTACCGCAATCACAGCAGGTTAAGACCTTGGTTTTAATTTTTTGATAACCTTTACAATTTTTACAGTACAACTGACTATTTGATCTCTTATAAAATAGCCTTCCACAATTTTCGCAACGTGCGTATTTTTTACCTCTATACAGCATATATTCTTTGCCGAGTTCTCTCATGTCGGTAATTTTTAGCACTATTGGAGAATTATCATCAATAAACTTTACTTTAAGATTTGTATTTCCGACAGCAAATGCTGGTTGTAACATTCCTGCTTTAACCAACTTATGTATCATCATTTCTTTTTCATATTTAGTTTTATTAACACTAGACAGAGAAAATAACATCTTGTGACTAGCACAAACCCAATTATTATTCCTTGCGTTAAGAATGTTTCTATATTTAGCAAGACACAATGCCGTGAAAGCTATTCTCTCAACTGGTGGGCTTTTAAGCTCTGCTATATTTTCAAGTTCCTTTTGTGTTATGCCAATGTATTCAATATTAATTGGTGGGTTATTGCGTGTCCTATCAACTTGTCTTTCAACGCTTTTCTCCCAATCAGAAGGTCTGTAATTTATACCTGTTGATTTGATAAAATCAGTTAGTGCAGTAATTATTTTAGATTTTTTATACTTCATTACATATCGGTAATATTTAGCCAACAAAAACAATGATTGTGATGGTTTTACACCTAAATCTTTACTTTCAATTATTTTTTCTGCCTCAGCAATTTCGTTTAAAAATATATCCATTTACACACCAATCTTTCTTACGGCTTTTCTATATTTTGTTCCACCATACTCAATATCTCCAGTTTCATCGGGTACATAATAAGACATCTGCCAATCATTTAATCTTAAAAGATTTTCAATAATAGTGTCACCACAAATATCCCATACAAATTTCTTAGATTTCTCTGTTTTATAGCATATATCAAGCAATATATCACACAACACAAATTCATCTGTGCAAATCTCAGAACATAGCTTACGATAATTTTCTGTCATTATCATCTTGTCATTATCAATTTGTTCTTTATCGAAACGTTGTTTCTTAGACAATACCATGTATTGAGTTATATCCCTTGTATAATTCTCATACATTTTTTTTAATTTTGGATAGTCAGAGTATTTATCATTTTGCCTGCATTGCATAACTTTATAATCAAATCTAGCTGACGATTTAACTTCCGTGTTATAATTTTCAAAAGCCAACTCAACAGCCCTACAAATACGATTCATGGTACAATCATTAACACTGACAGGCATTTTTTTGTAATACCAATCCAAATACTTTAGCTGATCTTCCGTTTTATCTTTAAGAACCTCTAATTCAGAAATCGTCATGCCAAATAAATTTATACATTGAGCATTATTATTTTCAATATAATTTTTATATTTTGACATTTCCTGCGGATATATGTAACACATAAAATATGGTTTCTTATCAGCAATGATTGTTTTATTAAATTCTTTTGCAACTCTTTCCTCGTCACTATCATTATCATTGTAGTTTAATGCAAATCTGTTGTACCACGCCTCAGGCATAGGCTTGGATATAATACCTTTTGCTTTATCTATTGCCAATTATGTTTAACTTTTGTCTGTTATATTTTATTTATGAAACAACTCGCTCAGGACTCCATCCGTATTTTTTATACCTTTTCCACAAGGTATCATACTTAATACCTGTTATCGAAGCCCATTCTGACAATGAATGTGTTTCATCATTTACTGTCATATATATCGTATTTCTTCTATTATTTGATTGCTCTTTCATCGTATTCCATCTGCAATTTTCAGGGGAATAATCTCCATTTACATTTATTCTATCTAAGGTACAAGTACCTCTCTTTGCTGTATTATCATAACCTGAAATCATTGCCCACTCTTTAAAATTAGCAAAGTCATCCCATTCGTCACATATTTTAATTCCTCTGCCACCATAATTATGATAAGCTCGACAGTTCTTGTTATTACATCTTTGTCTCATACTGTCCCATATAGCGTAAAGTCTTGTACCATAGCCATTATGCTTACTATGCTTTTTTGAGGCTAATTCTTTTTTCAAACAGCCACAGGATTTTGTTATGCCTCCTGTTAAAGATGTTCCTCTAACAGTGACATAATTACCACACTCACACTTACAATTCCACATTTTCTTTTTACTTGCTTGAAACTGTGCAGAAGATAAAACAGTTAATCTCCCAAATTTCATCCCTGTTAAATCCAACAATAAACACCTCCTTATTCTTTATTTTTTCTTTATATATAACAGACAATATTGACGCTACTCAACGCTGGTGTGTAACACACCCTCTATCTTTCAATAGAGTTCGGACTATATCTTCTTCCGCTTGGGAGTTCACCACTGGCTTTACCAATCACTTGTAAAGCACTTAGTCTCTGAACCTTCTCCTATTCGGAGCTTGGCTGCTGATTATCCATTATAAAACATTTAGGATTTAACCTTGTGTCATTCTAACATTTTTTTCTACTTTCGTCACTTTCACGTTTAGGTATTTCAACCTTGCGTTGTAGTATATTAGACTTTAGGATTTTCCAGCAATTCAATGAATTATTTTTCAAGCACGTTACCGTACAAGCGAACTTTTAGATAAAAATTCTGTTGGAGAAGCTGACCGCACATGATACGATAATCTAGCATTTTATATTCCCTACTTTCTTTTGGATATTTTGCTTGAACATCATACATTGCAGTTATTCTATTTGTGATTTTACCAATTTCTTCACCAAAGCTGTTATAATTAGCCTGCATTAAATTGGACTCACAAATAATTTCTTTATTTGCCTTTTTTTGGGCACACATAATTGTCTTAGTTGGTCTTGTGTTTTTGAGCAATATCGGATTATCTGTTGTAATCAAAGCATCAGAATCCTTATCAAAGCCGTTCAACGCTGCTGCCATACTGTCATGACAGTTGACAATATTAACAGTTGCCATGTATTTATACCACTCTGACATCATTTTATTATCTGTGATGTTCATAACCCTAATATTATTATGACAGCTCATTGGCGCTCTGAAACAAACAACCCTATCAGACCCATAATCAGACCAATATTTTGAATACATTTCTCCAGCTTTAAGTAATCCATAATCATCATTCTCAACTTTTACTCCAAATATTTTTTGACACAAGGCAAATGGATCGCCTGAAATAACAGCATAATTGCCATGCACTTTAAGTACACCGATTTTAGCCTGTGTAATTTTTTTCTTAATCATATAGTTAATACGATTTATAACAAATGGGTCATTTGCCATACTTGGCTCTATCATAACCGACTTAGTAACATTATCAATCTCATTTAAGCTAAAATCTTCATCTGAGGTAGCCCCATTTAAAAACAATATAGTTTTGTCAATATCTCCGTGAATTACATCTTTTATTTCATTAACCGTAGGGGCTATCAATTCTTGAATTTCCCCATCTGTTAATTCATAGCTTTGCAGGAATTGATAATTCATATTACGTTCATTTTCAAGTTTCTCAGGACACACTTTTGTTACTCTAAAGCCATATCCGTTATTTTTACAATTTCCCAAATACGAATCAATATTGTCATAACTATCCCACAATTTTAACATCGAAGTTGTAAGTATTAAGTCTACATTTTTTATATTATGTTCATTTCCCCATACATCAATAACAATACAATCACCATTTTCATTGAATGTACCATATTCATAGGCAAATTTATGAAAGTCAAACGTGAACACCATGCCCTTACAAAAGCTATTTCTTATGCAGTACCCACTAGGTATATAGTCCTCAAGAACATCTTTTGCCCATATCTCCGACAATGTAGGTGTTATTAAACCATAACCGTCACTGTCATTTACTTCTATAATTTCAGGATTATCAGGCTCAGTTAATACAGGCTCTCCGTCAAACTCATCTGTTATTTTTATAACCTTTTCTTTGCAAGTTACAATCAAATCATCTACCACAAGAATATCTTTTGGATGTGTCACAGGCACAGAAGCTGAACAAGTTAATGCTTTATAAGCTTCAAACTTAGCAGGCACAAGTTCCTTGTTTAAGTTTCTTCCATTATTCATGCGTCTTGTTAATTCCTCACATAATTTTATATGCTGTGAGTTCTTTGCGGCAGCATAAATAACTGTGTTCTTTTTTATACCATTTGTTGTGCCTATAAGTCTATTATAGTACGTTCCGTTTATTCTAAATCCGTAACTCAGCTTAAAAATATCTTCCTTATTATTCATTATAATCGCAACATAGTCAAGTTTACATTGAATGTTATCTAAGTCCTGATAACATTTCTTAATTTGTACACTCGTATTTCTCGACTTTGGCTGCTTTTTCAAAAGCTTTATTTCTCTCTTAATTTTCTTTATCCTATCTGCGGTAAATTTTCTATCTAATGAATTTATCTCGTCAATCATTTGTAAAATTTGTCCGTCAGCAAGAGAAATAATTTCCCTATTATCTCTAGCTTCTTGTATAGAGATCTTTAAATTTTTATCAGGTGCTTTTAAAATTCTTGAACTGTGCAACTTAAAAATAAACTGCTGATACATTTGTTGTTTAGCCATTTGTTATTCCTCCCATATATTTATTAATTACTGCCTTTTGTAATTGCTTTGAAAAATATTCTTTAATCACAGAAACCAACTGCTGATTGTCCGAATATTTAAGTGTTTCAATTTTTACAAATTTAGTTGCTTTTTGCCAATAGCACTTTCTGCAATGAGTTGAATTATTTTTTATCCTACGATTATACATCTCTGTTACACACACATCAATCGAATTTTCTTTGATGAACATTGTGAAAGGAGCAGTAATATCGCTTGCAAACTTCATCATAATCAAATATGGGGAAGATAATTTGCCTTCAAGTATGTCGATTTTACAATGATGACATACTTGTGCATACCATTCTGGAATAACTTTGCAAACCTCTACCAAACTATGAATATGTCGTCTCTGCTCTTGCTTTTTTAATTCCGCATTGTGTTTTTTTATTGATAAATCAATATATTTTTCCATGGTTTGATTCACAAAAGTAAATTTTCCGTCAAACATTACATTCTCTAAAGGTATTTCGTTAAAATTCCAAAGCAGTAAATTATTATAAGGTAACAAGTTTTTGTTCAAAAGATCTTTGACTTTAGACAAAGTATTGTTCTGATAGTCAAACATTGCATATGCAATATTCTCAATATGTGTCCTGCCAGTTGAATATTTTTCCTTACCGCCAATCCAAATGTCATTAATTTTCGCAGCTTGATACAACTCATGGCGTTCTATTTGCTCACTTGCTATTGGCGTACACTGAAATTCTATAACATACTGTTGTCCTCCAAACTCAAACATGATGTCAGGTCTTTGTTTTGTTTCTTCTATATAACCCTCCATAACAGCCTTGACAACACCGTTTTGTTTCTTAATCCAATTAAATAATGCTATTTTACCTTGAATATGTTCTTCTGTTTCGGGTTCAGAGTAAATTGTCTCACATTTAGTTTTGTCTTTGTGTCTAAAATAAGGGCTTACCAATTTGCCATGACAATATTCATACTTCCCATGACAAACAGGACATTGCAAAATTCCTTTGTCCGCCCATTTTTTCAAAGTATCTCTATCATACTTATTGTCATAACAATTTATAGGTTGATTATTAATTTCTGCCGTAAGCATTTATATCTCCTATCTTTATATCTATCATAATCTACGTTCTACCGTCAGGAACATACATTAATTGTGTTAAATTTTAAAGAGTAATACTTTACAAGTAAAATTATACTCAAAACAATTTAGCTGTAAAATTAACACAATTAATGTACAATTTTAACTAATCTTTATTTCTCGCAGCTAAAAGCTTTTGTTTATGTTCTTCTGAGATAACTCTTTTAGTTGGGTGAGCGTTTCTAATACTAATGGCTTTGGCAGGAGCAATAAATGTAGCTCCGATAAACGTACCGTCAGTGTGTCTTGTTTCATCAATCTGTTTCCAACCTTGCTTTTTGCATTTGTTGGCATACTTCTCAATACAAGTATACAAATTAGCGACCCATTCGCCATTCTCGCATGAAATGTTAATTGTAACCTCACGTTCCTCTGCGGTTACTTTACTTGTTACCGTATATGTTTTCATAGATTTAACTCCTTCCCAATTCCTTTATAATTTCGTTGCTAACTAACACAAATTTAGTAAACTGTTTTCTATCAGACAATATTACATCTTTCTTAGTCTTAACCTTCTTCCTAGTCATTTGATTATGCCAACCTCTCGTGGTGTTTATCTTCTTGTAAACTATAGACAGCGTGTGTGCATGGTGAGCCGATCTATCATTCATAACCTCTGCCAGTGTGTAAGCAATAAAATCAAAGCTGTCCTCTAAAGTAAACTGTGTAGCATTATAAGTACAACCATCGTCAGATGTAAACCTATCCCCATTACCTACACAAATCATAAGCTGATTACAAGCCTGAGTAAACCAAGCCTGATATACATGATTATCCGCAATAGCATTTATAATACTTGGCTGTATTGTAGTACAATCACAATTGTACTTATCTGTAAACTCACTAAGAGCCGTAACAGTACAAAAGCCAAGCATTGAAGTCATTTGAGTATAAACTCTATGCAACATATTTACAAACTCAATAACCTCACCTGTAGATTGTAAAGCATTATCCTGCAACTTCGCTATAAGCGGAGTACCAATTTGTTTCTTCCATATGTTCAAAGCCTTTTCATTTGGTATTTTCTTAGCCGATAATGCAAGTAACATATTCTGAAGCTGAGTAACCGTAGCTTGCAATAGTTTTAGTTCATTGTCTTTTTCCGAGCCTGCCGCAATATAACTGCCTGTTTTATGTATAGTTGGAAGTACCTCGTCAAATATCCAACTCTCAAAGCGTTCTGCGGAAGGGAGTTTACTATGTGCTATAAGACGATAAACGTCACCCTCTGAAATGAATTTTGTTTTCTGTACACCTCCAGCCGAAGGGGTCGGTAAAACGCAGACCCCCTTACAATGAGATGTTATTGCGTCCGCTGGTCTTGTATACCCCAACGCCTTTGCCACGTCAGAGCCGCAAAAGTAAATCTTGTTATCAATATCTACCGTTCTTACCTTGCCAAAATCTTTGCTCTCGAATACTGTTACCATAGTTTTGTTGTTTTCTGTCATTTTAATCTACCTTTCCGTTTTAGTTATTGTCATATAATTTATTGTGTATCATTTTCTTTTGCCAAAGCTCTAATTCCTGAACACTTTTAAATCTAGGAATATTATCCTTGTTTATATGTATGTGAAAATCTCTTAACACTCTAAGACACAATCTAACTTGCTGTTCTGTAGGCGGTTGTTTACGAATTGTCTCGTTATTGTTTATTCTTTTAGCTTCTGCGAGTACACCATTGGCATACTCGCTCTCTGTAAGTTTTGTTAGTCTAGGCATTGTTCATTACCTCCATTCCTGATTTTATTTGTATGTATCGGTCAACAATTTCCTCGAAAATATCTCTAAGAGCTGTATCGCTATCAATAACATCTATCATTGCTACGTTTTTACAATCTATTTGTGATAACAAATAATTTTCTTTGTAGGAGTCAAGGTCAATATCATAGTCTGACCTCATCATGTTGTAAATATCGCTATAGATAGATTTTCTGTCATCATCATTTGTATAACCTAAGATCTTTGCAAGCGAAACAATTTTCTGAGACATTTTGTTTTTCCAAGAAGAATAATGCGCAGGTGGAACAATAAGCATTATTTTCTGCCACATACGAGAAAGTTTGTCTTGCATTGTGGTGTTCTGTGCAGAAATGATTTGCAACTGACGTGTAAGCTGTTCATTAACTTTATTAAGCTGACCTACTTCATTGACAGTATTAATAATCATAGAATATTCTTCTCTTGATAATGTTACGGTATTCAAGCTATTGGAAATAAGTCTATCCATAATCTCCCAACACCAATCCATGAACTTATCTGCTAATGGTTGCCTAGACCAACGGCAAATCTCCATAATGCCTTTGCGGTTATAAAGTATTCTTTCACGCTCAACATACCTGTCACCTTCAACATAGCCCAAAGTGAGCTGAGTTGAAAATTTATCTAACCTTTCTTTATGCTTTAAATGGATATTTTTAATTGCATTTGCAGGATTACTATAGCCCAATGCTCTACCAATCTGTTCTCTTGTGACAAGATACTCATTGTTGGCGTTACCCCAAAAGTCACAAGTTGCGATTTCATTAAATACGTCTGTTTCTACAAGTTTCAAATTGTTCATTTTGTTGTCTCCTTTATTTTATCTTACATATAATCTTCTTTGTATGTATCGTCAGTTTCAGCCAGCATAGTCCAATACTCATTGCGAAACCTCAAATATTCTTCATTATCGTCCAAGGGCTTGTCCTGTGCCTCGTATGTATAATCTTTAGGGAACAGTTCCTGTAAAGAAAATGTTTTGCGATTTCTACTCATTGTTATCACCGTCCTCTGTGTTAAGATAAGACTCATTATAATCAGTCTTAGAATTAGTTTTTGAAAATATCGTCTGATATTTCTTAGTCGCAATAATATCGTTTTTATCAGCTAAACTGTTACTGATTAAATACTCATTAATAATATCTTCTATCATATTGCGATATTGCGGAACACACTGATATGGGTCAAGAGGATAACATTTATCCAAACAATTTTCATACAAATAGTCTTGTTCTATCTGGTATGTATCAAGTCCGTATCTGTTAGCAAGCTCTTTAAGAATTTCTCTATACAATGCACCCCTAGTAATACCAAGACTATCTTCTATTAATTTATATTTAGGGTGCATACGACCAAACCATGGACTATATGTTTTCTTGGGTAATTTGTTTTTCTCTAATTCTTCTTTGAGATTTATTACCTCTGCTTTTAATTCTTCAAAAGCCTGCGTATTATATGTACCAGTTTTACGAAGTGAAGGAAGAACCTCAGAAGTTACCCAGTGTTTGAAATTCTTTGCGGTTGACAATTTACTTCCAAATACAAGAGAATATAGACCGCTTTCATTTATAATTGTCATTCCATAGTGGCTGATATTTTTAAGGTCACCATTTTGGTACGCTTTAAGTTCATCATAGTTTAAGAACCTTTTATCTTCAATATCTACATGATCTTTTATAGCGTTAGCTAAAGCCTTACTTTTAACTTTTCCATTTCCATAACCCAATATCATTGCCACGTCCTTGCCTACAAACCAAACTTCTCCGTCAATCTCAACCGTTCTAAGTTCTCCAAAGTCCTCATTTTCAAATACTATAATCTTATTATCTATCACGTTTATCAATCCTTTCTAATTTTCTTGTTCTTATGTGTCATTGGTAGAAATTCATCTACCTTATAGGTGTACTTTAGTCTGTCAACAGCTTCTCGGATATGTTGTTGTACGTTCAGATCTGAACTAAGCACATAAACGTTAGGAGCATTATAGACCTTGCCATTCTTTTTATAAGAGCCTGTAATATGCTTGACTATTAGCCCATTATCACATAATGCCTTTAAATAGTTGTCTAACTGTCTGACCGACATATGTAATTCTTCTGCCATTATCGTTTCTTTCTTGTAACAACCACAAACACTCTCTGTTATAATTTCTGTATTCTGAAAGTTCCATGACTTTATGTATAAGTAAACACGAAGAAGTATTGACTTAGACAGCCTATTTGAAATAGACATTAGTTTGTCCCATTCTGTGTCATACAATATTACGAAATTATCTGGAGGATCAAACACCGCTTTGTTGACCTTAAATCTTAAATGAGCGTTTGCATTGACGCTATTTAATGATTTATAGTCACATTGGTTATCCCAAGTTAAATCTGACCTGACAATAAAGATATTGAAAAGTGCTTTTATCCTATGAGTAATTTCTCTGTTACCTTTACTATAAATGGAACAATGACACAATTCCAAAATTTCATTTATAGATGTACCTACCGTCCTTGTTCTAGTTTCATATAGGTAACTAAGACAGCGATACAATAAAATTTCAAAGTTGTCTGCTGAGTCAGCGTATATATATTTCTTGGGCATTTTTACAAAATAATTGTCAGTTATGATTTGTCACCACCTTTTATTGCCGTCTTCCATTTATTGTTAGTCCGCCATTTTTGCAATCTGTATACCAAAAGTGTAGGTCAAAATGCAAAAAAGTGTGCAATCTGTATACCAAAAGTGTAGGTCAAAGTGTAGAGTAGAATAATATTAGATATCTTTAGTAATAAGAGAATCCTTACTGTGGCGTAAACGCCCCAGAAAAATTTATTGTTTACTACAATTAACTGACATTAAATATCACTTCCTATAACTTACAATTTTATAAACAATATTTACTTCTTGAATTTGATTTTAAAATATGATATCATTTCAAGTGTACTCGTTTAATGGTGAAAGGGTATACTAATAGAGCTGAGAGATAAATTGAAGTGAAATCATATTTTAAAAATTGCAATTTGAAATTGCAAGCAAATCAAGTAAGCAACTCTCAAACGTACTCGTTTAATAGTACATTTACAATTATAATGTACAATTAAATGGTTGTCAATATACTTATGCAAATTTATATGTAAACTTTTAGTGTATTGGTTATATTTATAATTATAATTTTGATTGTAATTATAAATTGTAAGTTTATGTGAGATTGTACAATTAATAGGAATTATGATACTGTGTTATTATGACAATGAAGCTTTGTAATGATGAGATATTGATTTGTTGTGTTGCGCACAGCTAGTCAGTTATATTCTCGCTACGCTCGTATATAACTTCCCTGCTTGATTATCGTTCCCTACGGTCACGCTAATCTTCACAGATATTTTTTCAGTTAAACATTAATGTTTGTATGGATTGTCTGGCAACTGTTTAAACATTTTGTTTCATCTGAACATTTTGTTTTGGAACGTTCGGTAAAATTACGATCGCTTATTCGTTGTTTTTGCTTGTAAATCAAGGCGTAAAAACGTTTTTTTCGTTTTTACGATAGGTTATTTTATGAGTTTTATAAATGATATTTTGATGGCTTTTTATTGTTTTGAGATGTTTCGGTGATAGTGTATTATTTTTGAAGCGTAGTTTAATGAGTTGACAGTGAATTAAAATTTGATTTTAAATGAGTGATTGTTTAAGTGTAAAACTAGATTTATAGCCATTTTAGGACAAAAAAATAAGACCTATTATGGTCTTTAATTGGAGTGTATTTTTAGGGATTATGGGTTATTTTTTTATGGTGTAGAAATAATGTTTGCAAGTTAATTTTGGTGTGTTTTGGTGTATTTGGGTATATTTTAAGGTTTGAAAAAGTTTAAAAAATGGCATAGATACGAGGTTTACTCGAACGCATTATCGAATGAAAATTTGGTTTTTTGGTGGGGTAGTGGGATAGTGTGCAGGAATTTTAAAAAGTGCTATTTTGATTTTAGATTTGGTTTTGGGGTGTGTGGATAGAGTGGAACTACTAAGGGGATAATCTCGTTTCCATATGTTTCCATAAATGTAAAGCCACCCCCTCTATAGCTATTTGATTAAGTATCTTAACATATCTATAAAACCGCCTATTTGCGTGCTTTATATGCTTTTTTGGCAAAAAAGCATATATAAATAATTGTAGCATAATTCATAGAATGTTAATATAATTTCTGCCGACTTCATGCAAGCTCAACCGACTTTGTAATACTTGATTTTTATCAATTATTGATTAAGTTAATAATTGACTTTTGTACATTTATTTATTATTAATATTTGATTTTTGTTAAATATATTTATCGGTGGTTGCTATTCGATATACCGAACGCCCTTAATCATCATCTTTAAAATTTGAACATTTTATATTAATATTTTAACCTATCAATTCCCTATCAATTCCCTATTTCACTCCATATTTACCGCCAAAGTGGTAAACACTCACTAAAATACGCCTAAATTTTAATACTCAATCCCTATTTCAAACTAGCAATTTGTACAAAATCAGCCTTTAAAGTTATGCAAATTGACTAATTGTCATTAATTAGCATTAGTAAAGGATCATTCAAAGATCCTTATAAGTCCAAAAGATTGTACACTTATTTCACGCTATTCAACGTTTACAACAGTACAAATATTTGTACACATACACACATACAAGTCAAAATCCCTTGCAAGATCTTTGCTTGCAAGCTCACGACATATAGCACGCATGAACCACTAACCACAATATATAGTATACACGCACACATAATACGGTACAATACCACTATATATTGTATGCTCTAAAATTCATTCTAACGGCTATCAAGTATAGTTATACCACCCATATATATAACAGCATATAACGCTTGCTAGTAGCCTTATAGCTCAAAATATAAACATACTGTATATTGTGTGTTACAAGTAATAAATACTGTATTAACCACTATATATTGTGGTTTAGTTAGTCATTAAAATTTATATCGTGATCTATGTAGTATTTACAACATTTTACAATAAATTTAGCTTTGCTTATATTTGATTTTTGGCAATAGTCATCAATTATCAAATAATCATCAGGCTTAATATCCACTTTTAATTGTTTAAATGTTTTACGTTTTCTATATTCTCTCATATATTCGTTATGTTTTATATTGTTTTCGTTCATAATATATTAATACCTCATTGTTTATTTTGTGCATTATGCCTTATTTTATTGTCTTGCATTTGTACATTTTAACAAGACGTTTCATAAAAAGTTCATATATTACGTACATAATATATATTGTATTACGTACGTATATATGTTATACTATAGATGCAGTAAAGGAAAGAACAAAGAACAAAACAAAGATCCTTTATCGGCTACAAATAAGTTTACCGCTAAAACTAAAAAGCGGAAAATCCAAAATAAAAAGAGTTGACAACCGCACAACAAAAAAATCTGGTTGACCTTTGCAAGGTCATGCGACAGTTAGTCTTTGCGTATCTTGAAAATCAAATATTTCACCGTGCGAACCGGCTAAAACCGAATTGAACAACGTCAAATGTAGGCGGTGAAAATCTTAAAAACGATAGGCTCAAAATGTTTTTAATCCAGTTTTCCGAATTTCTGGGATATAAAAAAAGGGATCTTGCTAATAGTTTACCTAAACTTTTAGCGGTTATTTTAACCGCTATACGATTGAATCCAGTGCAATGATCTGAATTTAATCAACCATATTTTTAGGATAACACAAAAGAAATAAAAAGTCAAGTGTAGAACAGTAAAACAAAAGAAATGAGACAACACAAAACAAAACAGACAAAACAAACGTAAATCGAAAAAAACGGAGGTATTTTTTATGTACACAACATCAAAAAAAATCACTAACAACGACGCTAAAAACATAATCAGCAGTCAAGATGTTATCCTTGTAGATGATAGCAGTATTAATGCTTATACCGACAGCACTAATTATTATAACGCTGGTGTTTACGAAAGAAGCGTATTTGCACGTTTAAAGGGGGTGATTTCATGACTATATCAACACGTAAAAAACTTGAAGCGGCTCTGAATCACCTAAAAAAATGTGATGGTAATTGCATAAATTGCAAATACTGTGATACACGTTGTAACAGCAATAGCAATAATATATTTTTTGCCCCTTTTTGTTCTTATGGTATTCTAGGCGACTATTTTAATCCCGTATCGGATAGCTTTAAAGAAATGAGATCCAAAACGATTGAATCGATCGAGTATGAGTTAAATTAATTTCAAGGGGCGTTTATACGCCCTTATATATCCCCTAAAGGTGCATGAGTCTAAAGGGATACCATACATAATATAACATTAAATCAAAAGGAGTGCTAAACCATGAACGTTATTATTGAAACACCTAATAATTACAAGGATCTTTTTACAGTAGCCGAATACGAGTGCATTCAGCATGAGGAGCGCAACCATTTTATTTCAGATTTTACAAACGAAATTGAAAACGATATTTTGAAAATATCGGCTAAATGGTGTAAACATGAGGGCGCAAAATATTTTGGATCATGTGATGATCTGGATATTATTATAAATGTATATGTTTATGATGGCATAGTGTTCAAGTTTATGCAATATTATCTTAGCGATTTTATACGCCGTGATAACAACGGCTATTTTTCTAAATATTTGCACGAACTATCATAAATGCCCTGACGAGTATCTGAAAATTGATACGAAATGCCCGCAAAAGGGCATCGGCATAAAGCTAAAAAAATATCAAAAGGAGTGTATAAAAATGAGTACAATTAAGCCCTATATCACCGATGAGGATATCATCAATATCAATGATCTTGTATCTGAACTTGCGGTGATCTTGCGGAAATTTGAGATCGACTTGAACCCATACCAAACGGACGTATATTTTTACTATGATGCAGATGCAAAAATAGGACGCCTTGAAACGTTTATAAATGTGGGCGGTCATTCATGGATCAATGACGATCACGTTACAATCTACAGTGACGAACCGCATTATATGAGCATTTATGATTACTTTGATTCAGTTCTGGAATTTGCGGATGCTCTTGAAATTTCTAAAGATGATCTTATAGAAGCCACAAGAAAATTTAAAAATCTTGATGCCGATGATTCTATTGAGCGTATAGAAGTGATCGACTATATCAAGAGTGATGATAAACTTGTAAACAAGCTAACCGCTTTTTATATTAGCTATTATGTAGATGATTACAACGTGGAATTTCTAAGCAAGGCTCAAGAAATATTAAGCAGAATTGAGATATAACAATCTTAAAGGGGCTCAAGCCCCTACATATCCACGAAACCGCATGAGGTGGAGCGGATACCATAACCATTATTTACACTTTATAACAACTTTAAAACTTTAAGGAGGTCAATTATTATGAGTAGCAAAATTAAGATCTTTGCGCAAATCAAGTACACCATGGATGAGAAACATCCAAATATTAAGAGTGTGCCTAAATGGTATCCAGGCAAGATATTTACATTCAGCGATACATATACCATTAACCCCGATCATTTCTATGGCATGGATCACATTAAATCATACATTAGAGATGATCTGAGGGCGATTGCTGGAGGTGGATATAATTCAGATCACATTCATAATGTGGAATTTACATTTAAAATGATTTAGTAATAACCGCCCATAAAGGGCGGTATATGTGGGTATTTTCCGCATGAGGAAAATAAACACACCATACAACATAGTAAAAAACGATACATATTTGAGGAGGAATTAACCATGGAGAACATGACAAACACAAAAGCCCTTGCAATTAATGATATAGAGTCATTAACATTTAATGAGGTTGCTGAAATAGCTCTTGACTATATCAACATAAAAGATCATGACATACTTTTTGTTGATTTTGGCGGTTATTTTGGTTACTCCGCACTTGTTTTCAAGAACGAAAAGCAAATTTACTATGCTAATGAATACGAGCTACACCATAAATATTTAGTTAAGGAGCAAGGAAAATCAGCTTTAAAGGATCACTATTGCAAGGAATTGAGCAAAAAGCTCTTTACTGAAGCCGAGTTAATGAGTGCTGTAAAGTCATATGATGATTATACCACAAAATCATACTATTTGCATAACTACTGGATAATACAGTTTGATTATTTATCTTGCTTTGGAATTGGTGAACAGTGGAAAAAGGAATTTGAGGAAAAGAACAAAATATATAAATACTTTTGCCCGGCTTGCTTCTGCTATGTAAAGAACAATGAAATTGTAAAGCGTGCAAATAAAATCTTTGAGCATTTACAAACCGAATTTAACAAGATCAAGTCAAATGATGAAGTATTTAGAGAAATGATAAGCTATGAATTAGCCAATCATGAGGCTTGTATTACTTGTGATTATGAGCCTGCGTTAGCGGCTTTAAATATGAGTATCAAGGATTTAACGGAAAATCAAATAAAGATCATGCAAGAGGAATTACACAAGCAGATAGAATATTATAACGCTTAAAACCTATATAATCTTATGATCTGAGGGCGGCTTATATAACCGCCCTATATACTCAAAATGACCACATGAAGTTATTGAGAGTACCATATAACACGCTTGAAAGCGGATAAAACATTTATTTTAAACGGAGGTAAAAAATCATGAACACGAAAATTATAGTAAACACAAAGAACCTTGTAGCAGCCCTTGAGCAGGTGGAAAAGATCATTAACACAAAATCATCTGACTATCTTTTGCGGAGTGCGTTTATCCAGGCTGAGGACGGAAAAATGAAAATTTCCGCAAATAATCTTGAGGTTATCGGCTGCAAAACTATAAACTGTATAACCGATGACAAGATCATGTTTGCTCTTGAGGACGTGAAAAGAGTTATAAAGGCTCTTAAATATTTCAAAGGCTGCGATACAATTATCACGTTTGATAGTGATAAAGCGTGCAACTTTGAGGACGGCAAAAAGTCATTTAAAGCTGGAATAACTGATGTAAATGATAATGATGCACATTCTCTTTTTGCACATCTTGGAAAAGTTTGGATTGACGATATTAATTCAAATAATTCAAATATCCTTGAACAACATACATACACGATTGAGAAGCTTATAGAGCGTTATAATTCAATCAGCTATGCTATATACACACAAGACGATCTCAAGCCTATATTAAGAGGTATTAATTTTAAGGCAAATAAAATGGTAGCTCTTGACGGCTATAGGCTTGCAATCAGCACTGATACGGAAGATAACGGCTTGAGCTTTGAAAATGAGTTTATAATAAATAATAATACGTTTTCAATTTTAAAGCAGTTCAAAAAGGGTGAATGTGATATTATATCGTTTGAGGATATAACAGCATTTAATCTTTTATCGGAAAATTTTATACTCTTGAGCAGGAATCTTGAAGGGCAGTATTTCAAATGGGAGGCAGCTATTCCATGTACCTTTAGCTCTGAATTTGAATTTGAGAAAAAGAATATGCTTGAAAACTTGAAATACCTTAAAGAAATTAAAACTAATAAGACTATAGATATGTTTGCAATCAAGAATAATGGACTTGTCTCACCTTATGGAAGCGTTGATATTGAGGGCTTGAATATTTCGGAAACTAGCGGTTATGCTCTCACACGTTTTATGGATGCTGTTAAAAATCTTGAGGGCGACAGAATTAAAATGCTCCATAGCGGAGCATTGAAACCTATAGTCTTGAAAAATGTTGAGGAAAATAAATACAATAGTCAGCTTATGTTACTTTGTCCGATAAATCTAAATGACGGAAAATCAACATGGTATAAATAAACAAGGAGGTAAACCATGAGTAATAAGCCATATTTAACAAGAGAAAAAATAGATACCTTGCTTAAACAAGGTATTAAAAAACGTGATTTTGAAGATCAAATAGGTTTTTTTCTGCACCGATCAAGGGTATGTGTATAAGTCAGACAAAAGCTTTGATGAACTTGCAAATGACGAGATCTGCTATATACCTGAATACTATGACGAAACCGATGAAAACGGCTTGCTTGAAGATGTAGCAACGTATACAAAGCTTGACTTCATGGAATTATGCGACAATATTAAATGGAGAGCCGTTTTCGTTTATGAGGGCGTTGATTGGCAATACCCCGAAACGTATTATGATGAAATTGATTGGGAGGAATTAGAAGAGTTTGAGACGCAAAACAAATCTAAATAAAATATCTGTTTTAAGGAGGAATTAACCATGACAAGAGAAGAAATGATTAAGATTATTATAAAAATGTATAATGAGACAGTGGAAGCACTTGAGTATGCAGACAAGGAATATAACAATGATAAAAAGAACACTAAAAAGCGTGATGTTTATCGTTATATAGTTGCTCAAGAAGCGGTCTTGAATGACCTATGTTATGAGCTGGAAATTGATGACCTTATTGACGATGGTCTTGACGATGAGGAGGAATGATGATGAAAGATTATATGGTAAAGTTTATGTTCAAAGGTTTACCCTTCCACGAAAGGATAAGAGTTTATAACATGAACAATCGCAGTGAGGCTATACAGGCTGTTAAGAATCACTACGGAAGCAGAGTCGTAAAGATAATCAGTGCAAAGGCAATCAAGAATGAGGAGGTTATTTAACTATGACAGTAAAAGAGTTTTGTGAAAAGGCATCATCTAATATAGATAATATGAATGTTGAGTTGTATGAAGTTAATGAAGATACAACTTTGTGTACAACAATTGGCGAAATGTCAAGAAATGATGGACTTCGTGAAGAATGGAAAAATGCTGAGATTGAAGGGTGGTTTATTGATGATGAGGAACATTTTATTTTAAGTGTAATTAAATGATAGAGGAGGTATAATATTATGGCAAATACAATTAGCACAAAAGAATTTAAAAATCGTGTTGTAACAAAATTAAAGAACGTTAATAAGAATATAAAAGCTGAGGATTTGTATTTTAATCAAACGCTAAAATATCGTTGTATAGCTTATAAACCGAATTATCCTGAACAAAGTCTTGGCGATTTTTGTGTCGAGCAAGATATTTTAACAGGAGAGATACGTATCTATACTGATAATATACCATATATACCTATTATAAGACGATTTAAGGATATTGACGATTTTATTGAAAATTTGTAGTGAACATGTATCAGAATAAAACCATACTTTTAAGGAGGAATTTAAAATGACAGAAAAGCAGAATAACATGGTAGTACAGCACCCTGATAAGCGTCTTATGGAGCGTATTAGATCGTTGGAACGGAACGAGCGTATTAGATTACATATCGCACAAATGAAGTGTAGCGGCTATACTGATGACGAGTGTAAAACGTAATTAATAAAAATAGCCATACTGTCCGATTTTATGGACGTATTTGACAAAATTCTAGTTGACTAATGAGGAATTTTGTGGTATAATTAATTAGAAATAATGAAGAAATTTACAACGAGCATGAACTAAACGAGGAGGAATAAACAATGCTACTAGCAACAATCATTTTGCTTATCATCTATTTATGTGTAAACCACAGCGAAAATAAGCGGAGAGAAATTAACAGAAAATACAATCCGATAGGAGCTTTTGATAAAGCTCAAAAGATTTATGATGACGCATTTTACAAAGCTATTGACGAGGGTAGAAGTCTTACGCTTGAGGAACGAAAAGAATTGGATAAGCAATGGCATGAAACCTATAGCCAAGAGTTGGCTTATCGAGAGAAAATGTGGGCTAAGATACCTGATAATAAGAAGTAATATAATATAATAGGAGATAAAACATGAAAGTTGCAGTTGAAAACGAGACAATCAAGGTAAACAGTCCGCATAACAAGAGCTTTGTCGCAGGGGCAAAGCAGATACAGGGCAAGTGGAACGCCCCTTGCTGGGTCTTCCCAGAGGAGAACAAGGAAGCTGTCAAGGCGTTACTCATCGAATGCTATGGTGAATGCGGAGAACTTGGTGCGGTTAGCACTGTCACAGTAGATCTTGACCTCGACACTTATACTGAGGGTTACGAGGACGGAGAAATCAGAGTTGGCTCAATCGTTGTTCTGAAAAGACTTTATCGTGACAGAGAGGTTATTTTCTCCGACAATGCAATGCTTATAAACGGTGGCTTTGCCACTTCGGGTGGCTCTGTCAAAAGTCCTAGAATAGCGGCTGATAAGAACACAATCGTTCGTGTAAAAGGTGTTCCTGAAACGATTTATAGCAAAATCAAAGACCACGAGGGCGTTAAACTCGTATCTGATATAGACGTGGAAAGCTTAAAAGTGGAGCGTGAAAAGCTTCTTAAAAGACTTGCAGAAATAGACAGTTTACTTGCAATATGAAAGCGATTGTGTGTATAAAACTAATATAATAAATATAAATACTCCTATTAATCACATTGATTGATAGGAGTATTTCTTTATGCAGGAATAAATATAGGAGGAATAAATATGAAAAATGAAAATACGAATACATTACTTTTTGTGAAAATGCTAGACAACGATCGTAAAGAAGAGCTACGGAAGATAGAGGAAGAACAAGATTATAATATGCGGAAGGCATATTTAAAAGCAAAACGCCGTCAAAGGCTCAGAGAAGAACGCCAGAGAAAAGTTAGAATGATAGTGAAGAACGTTGTCTATGGTGGTTTTGGCTTGCTCTTTACAAGCGTTATGTTGATAGCAGGAATAATATTTACATTGTGTATATGATGGGAGTGAATGAAAATGAATATTAGTACGGCTCAAACTTGCAAAATTTTCGATTTATCGGATAGACTTCCGACAGGAATACAGATAACAAAACAGCCAAAGCGAAAAAAAAGTCATAGAAATGCTATTACAAAACATACGGCAAGCAGGCAGAAGTCTGCAAGCTGGTTCAGACCTGATGATCTAAATGTGATTTTGGAAGATTTGTTTCAGAGTAAAAAATATTTTAAGGCAAATATTATAATTTTTGCTTGCAACTCAGGCTATCGTTACGGAGATATAATGACCTTGAGGGTCAAGGATTTAACCGATAACAACTGCAAAATTGTAGATTACTTGACATTACAAGAGGACAAGACGGACAAATGGAGAACGGCATGGCTTTGTGATACTGTGAAGAAAATGTTAAGTTTTATAATCAACTATTATAAACTTGACCCAGAAGATTATATTTTTCAGAGTGGAGAACGCAAGAGGAAATATATTGAGGACATTTTCTTAAACGAGGACGGAGAAGAAGAAATTATATATACTAATGAGAAGTATGATTGGAACGGCAGACTACTCAGAATAGCTCCTATGGAACTTAATTCTGTTACAACATTTCTAAAGAATATAACCGCCAAACACGACATAGAAGGTAAATATAGCACTCACAGCTTTAGGCAGACACATTCCGTGTATATTAGTTGTATTCAAAAGGGCAGCGAAGATGTTATTAGAGATTTGCGTATTGCCTGTCAGAGCCTAGGACATTCTGATCTGAGGATAACTGAGCAACATTATAGCGGTTGCGATAGCAGACTCGTAAAAGAACAAATGCTAAAAATGGAAGTGGGCAAGGAAGTTGTGGATAAGTATGTAAAATAAAAAGGGACTTTTAAAAGTCCCTTTAGTGCTTCTTGTGGCGTTCTTTACTTCTTTGTACTGCTAGAGCATTTTTAGATTGATTAACTTTGTATTGAGGTCTGTTGCGTGGGAGATAGGCTTTCACAACATTAACATTCATATTCATTAAGTCGGCAATTTCATTAGCCGACTTCCCTTCTTTGTGGTATTGAGTGATTTTGGCGTGGGTATTGTTGACTATAATACCTAAACTAGAAAGACTTTTAATAACTCTTTGCCATGAGATACCGAGTTTAATGGCAACTCCTCTCACGGATTTAATTGAGTTCCAATATGATAATATTTCTTGGTCTGTTATTGATTTAATTTCGGACATATGAATACCTCTTTTGTTTAATTGTTAATTTCGTCTAATAGTTTTCTTTTAACATCGGTAATATGTTGACGGAAGAAATTTGGATTGGCATTTTCATAACTTAAAATTCTTTGGAGTTTATATTTCAGAGCAGACAGAAGATTGTTGTTTTCAATGACATATTGTTGTTTATCATAGCCCTCATAAATTCTGTCTATGTAGACATCTGTTACAGGAAAAGCATCACTAATAAAGAAAATAGATTTGGTGGTTGTCTTGCCAATGTGATAAAAGCAAGAAGCAATATTTCTTGGATCTTTGTTTATATAGGAATAAATACGATTAATAGCTTTAGTGTCACGATGATTTACTTTGCCTACAGGTATTGCCCAATACAATTTGGAATTTTCGGTGGACTTAATCAAACAAACAATGGGTCTTTCCTTGCAATCATTCCAAGTTCCTCCTACATCTCGAATAAGTTGATAATAGTCGGGTGTAATAAAGTACATACCATGTTCCGTCATATTTTGACACTCCTAATACAAAAAAATATGCTGTCACTTCAGATTAACCAAAATGACAGCATCACTACAATGTTTCTGTGTCGCACACTGCGAAGCGTAAATTGAATACTACAATGTTACTTTGCCGTACATTGTGAAACGTAATTGTATCTACAATGTTTCTGTGTCGCACATTGCGAAGCGTAAATTAGAGATGATAGAGATAATCTTTCATCATTTATAGTATAGCATACTATTGTCAATTTGTCAATACTATTTTGTGAAACTTTGTAAAATTTATTCGTTAGTTTGTGACAAGTCACCCTGCTCGCCAACATCTTTTTTTTCTTTAGGTTTCTTTTCTTTGGTTTTAAATGAAAATGCAAAACCAATTATGCCAATGGAGAAAATTAATGAGCCAGTGGATATGAAAATTACTCTCTCAATTTTCGCAGCGGCTATTTTACCGCTGACAAGTGAAGCTCCTATGATATAGTTGTAAGCGTCACCGCCAACATATTCGTCAATGGCACTATACTTGTCACCTTCCAAAATTGAAAATGTGGTTAAATTTTTGCTTGGAATTTTTGTTGTATAACCTATCACAAATAGTGTTATTCCTATTGCAATCACAAGAATGGAACAAATTTTCTTCATGGTGTTACCTCCTGTTTTATGATTATCTACTACGATAATCGTTTATAAGACTATTGTTGTTTTCAATAGAACTTTGATTATTAGATATACAAGTGTTATAATAATCAATATTACTTTGACTTTCTGATATAAGTTCATTGTATACGTCAACAACTCTTTGGCAATCGTCTAAGTGAGATTGAGCCTTTGAAACTGCTTCGGAGTCAACTTCTGTAGTCCAACCGCCATCACCATAAACTTTAACCATTTTCTTATTGGCGTTTTCAAGCTGTATTTTAGCCTCTTCAACATCATCTTCGGCATCCGATTTGTAGATTTCATAGATGGAAATATCAGATTGCTCATTGTTTATTTCGTTCTGATAGGTGGAGATTTCACTCTGTAGGCGATTATTTTCTTGCTCTAAAGCACTTATTTCAGAACTATAATCATGCGTGGTAGTTGTAGTTGTAGTTGTCGTTGTGGTTGTAGTCGTTGTGGTAGTAGTTGATGATTTGGAAGTGGTTGTGGTAGTTGATGGTTTAGTTGTTGTCAAAGTATGAGAAGTTGTTGTGGGAGTGGTGGTTGTTGTACTTGTTGTAGTGGTAGTGAAATTACTGTCAGATATGGAACTTGTTGTTTTACTATTACATGAGGACAATGCTAATATTGTCATGAGTGAAATAAGAATTAATTTTATTTTGCTCATTTTTTATTTCCTCCAATTTCTAAGATTAATTAGAATTACTTTTAATAAAAAAATTTTAGCATATTTTAGGCTGAAAATCAAGATTTAGGGTTTAAGTGTAATATCTCAGAAACTAAAATTGTGTATTTCAACAAAAAATACGCTAGAATTTTGTGAAAGATTTTTATTTTTAAGTGTTGACACGTCTAAGGTACTATAGTATAATAGAACTAAGGATTTATAGTCCTTTAAAACTATAGAAAGGAGAAAATATCATGGCTAAAACGTACTTTGCCAATAAAAAAGCAATGATTAGAATACCTGCATCTCCACCACATAAAAACGCAGAATATGTTATTTCTGTTGGTGATGAAGTATGGGAAGATGGTTTCCATAGGGTCGCAAAAGTTCAAATGGCTTATGACGGTAAAATTTCAGGTAGAAGAAGTCCATCTTATCCAGTTGGAACTGATGACTACAAAAGAGTTCATGAAGCATTAAAGAGCTTGCTAGAAAATGATGTATAAAAAATACAAGCTGCCTCGTCCAAAAGTACAGCTTGTATCGTAAAAGGTATCAATACACACACTGTTATATCAGTGCATATCCTTGATAGATATATTATATCATAGGTATGCACTTCTGTCAAGTATTAGTTATATTTGTAGAGGTGTATTTTTATGCTTGCAAGTAGGAAATTTCAAACAAAAATGTAAATTAGGAACAGAAAGGACAAAGAAAATGGACGGAATTAAAACATTCACAAACAAGGAGTTTGGAACAGTGAGGACAATAGTTAAGGACGGAGAGCCTTGGTTTGTCGGAAAAGATGTGGCTGAGATTTTGGGATATAGCAATACGCCTAAAGCTATTCGAGACCACGTTGACGGTGACGATAAGCTGACGGAACGTTTTGTTCTGTCAGGTCAAAATCGTGAAGCTATAGTTATTAATGAGTCAGGCTTGTATTCCCTTATTCTCGGAAGTAAGTTGCCAAAGGCTAAAACATTTAAGCGTTGGGTTACATCAGAAGTTCTCCCTACCATACGCAAGACAGGTGGTTATGTAGCCAATGACGAGATGTTTATTAACACCTATCTACCAAATGCCGATGCTCAGACGAGAGAATTGTTCAGGCTCAATCTATCAACGATCAGGCAGCTTAATAACAAGATAGAGCAGGATAAACCTCTTGTGGACTTTGCAAGTCATATACAAACTTCTGAAGATTGTATATCAATGAACGATATGGCGAAGCTGGCAACTAAGAATGGAATAAAGATAGGTAGAACAAGGCTGTTTAATTTCTTGAGAGAGAAGAAAGTGTTAGGCTGTAGGGACGGTCATAAGAATATGCCTTATCAAAGATACATAGACACTCAGCCTTGGTTTCAGCTTAAAGAAAGCTCATACATACAGAATGGCGAAGTCAGAATAGGGCTAACACCTATGGTAACGCCAAAGGGTCAGAGTGGAATTATTAGAATGTTGAGAAAGTGTAATACAACAAACTAAAGTAAATAAAATGCAAGTTTTGTTTTCATATCTTGCAAAAATTAGAAAAGAAAGGAACAATAAACAAAATGAACATAAACAAATTTAAAAGGCTGCTTGCCGAGCGTGGGTTTTCATACTCACGCAGAGGTAAGGGGTCGCATGAGATATGGGTAAATGAGAATGGAGAGTCTTTTTCATTCCCATCAACCCGAAAAGAAGTTTATATCGGAATTGTATGGAACTTTCGAAGAAACTATTGTCGCTGTTAAATCGTGTATTTATTTTTGGGAATAATTTATCATTGATTTAGACATTGAATGGTGATAGAATTGTGATAGTGGTAATTAGTATGGCAATTATTGCTGTATAAAATAAAGGACAAATATCCCTTGACAAAGCATTTGTTTTGTAGTATAGTATAAACATTATAGAACAGATGTTCGTTTTAAGATTGAATAAAAGGAGTGTATAAAATGAAAAAAATGACATTACAAGAGCTTATGACATTTGCTCGTGAGAATTTATGGAACAAATTTATCATCACTAACAACATAAATACAGACCACATTTATGGAACGGCTCTGAAATTGTCGCATGAGCCTGTTGTATACAAGTCACTAAAAAGCATAAGTGACAAATTAGTGCCGTATTTTGATGATCCTGAGTGGCTTGTCTTAGAACTAGATAGGGTACATGATTTGTTATTAGCCGATTACATAATGTCATTGGGCTTAGGTGATGATGTAGACTATCTCACTGAATTGTCCGAAATGACGGTTGAAGATAACAACAGTACCGTTATGATAAATTGTAAAGATATTGTACTAACCATAGTTGGAGAAAATGATGGAACACACGTTGTACCCTCACTTCCCTTGCCGCCTGCTCCTCAATCTTTGGATTGTTATAATTTAATGAATTTTCTTAAAGTTGATTACATTGATTTTGCCAGAGTTAAAACAAATGAGCATGAAGCAATACTGCCAATTGATTGTTATACACTTGGTAATCTTTCAGAGGAACAGCTTGACGGTCTAAAAGATTTATATATAGATTTACAGTTTGGCGACACGGAGAACGATGAATATGATTATTCATGTACACCATATGTCATGTACGATTATGTACACGAGCTTGCGTTTGCAGGTTTATGGAGTCTGCAAAATAGCCATCTTATCAGTAAAGTACCAATAGAAGTTATAGGATATGATAATTACGAGAGTAAAAATAACAAGGCACAAGTATTCAAAATAAGTTCTGAAGTAAAAAGAATTTTGAGTAAGTCAGAAGTCGGAAATCTAAATTTTAATATCGGTAATTTCAGTTTTGAAAACGTCCCGTTTCATAGATAATTAACATATCCGTAATCAAATAAACGTTGACTATTATTCGAGTGCAGATTATAATATAGAAAATACGACAAAAAAAGACAAATAGAGACAACAAAACGTTTAATAGAGAGGAGTTGAATGTCGTATGATTAACACCATAACACCAGTAATAACCACAGAAACAAGAGAAAGAAGAGTTAATAAAAATATAGTTACTAGAGGAGATATAATTTTGGTTGATCTGCCAAATGTAGGCGAGTCAGTTCAGACAGGTAGGAGACCAGCTATTGTTGTACAGAATAACATGGGCAACGCACACTCCCCTTGCATAATAGTTGTACCGATTACAAGTGCTACAAAAAAATATGTGCCAACCCATGTTAAAATCGGTGTTGAAAGCGGTTTACTGAAAACTAGCACCGTTTTGTGTGAACAGCTATTGACTATTAATAAATCTAGTGTTATTAAAACACTTGGGCATTTGACACCTAATGTTATGAAGCAGATTGAACAAGCGATTTATGTTTCGCTTGCCCTGCATCATTAATTGGTGAACACTTGACATTTAATCGTCCTTTGTGGTATAATACATATAATTATAGGCAATTTTTAGTACAATTATATGTAAACATTATATCAGGAAAGGACGATTTTTATGTCATTAAACAGTTTTTACACTATAGACCAACTTAGAACAAGTGTAGAACATCATTTGTTCGCACAGAAAGCTTCCATTGAAGTTGTCAAAAGAAAATCTCAAGTTCTTTTGGGATTATTAAATAAATATAATGAAGATTTGTCGTTACAGGATAATATTTATCAATATTTATCAGGTGTATCAAAACGATCATATGATAGTCAATGTGGTTACTTAAAGCAATGGGTAATTGAAGAGGGAATAGATTGTAATTTTGAGATTAACTACAAAGATATCCCTCGAAATTATATGACAATAGAAACTCTTAACGAAAAACTAAATAAGTTATACGAAGATCCAAGTACTATTAGTCGTAACGTTATTTTCTATCTTGTTTACGCAAGGTTATACGCTTATTTGATTTGGATAGGTCTGTCTAACAAAGAGATTAAATCACTTAGAAAGGGCGACTATGATATCGATAATAAGGTTTTGTATATTGGCGATGATAATGGTAACGTTAGAACCATTGATTTAAAATTGCCCTATTACGACGATATTTCGGAAATACTGCACGATGAGCTATGCAGAAATATTAGCTCTAGAAAATTTGTTGACAAAGATTTTTTTTACAATGGAAGTGTAATTTGCATAAAAATGTACGATAATTCTTATGATGCTCATGGAAAAGAAATTGGATGTTATAATGACTATGACTCCCTATTTAGACTGCTAAATGATGACATAGGCAATAATAATGCTCTTGTCGCAAACGTTCGCCGCACTCTTGCCCCAATAATAAAAAGAGTAAGTGATATTGAAATTTCAGGGCTATTTTATCGAGTTACCAAACGTGCAATTGCAATGAAAAAAGATGTTACAAAATACAACTTTAATATAATTTTGGGCTTTTTCGGGTACGGAACAAATCGTAGGGGATTGTTTACCGAGTATCTAATTTATAAAGAGCAAATGTTAGATAAGTAATATTGAGTAATTGCAAGCTATAAAAAATAAAAGTATTGTATCATCTCTTCCGATAATACAATACTTTTATTTTTGTTACTAAAAATATTAATATTTTGTAAACTATATAATATTGCTATTGACAACTATTAATTAGTGAATTATAATATAGTTACACTATTAAACGAGTACATATCTATATGTACTCACCATTAAACGAGTACACTTGAAACAAGTACACTTGTCACTGTGGTGGAATAGGTATACACAAGGAACTTAAAATTCCTCGGAAAAATCCATGCGAGTTCGAGTCTCGTCAGTGACACCAGTACAGTTTGCCAATGCTGTACAAAGCAAATTGGCATAGCAGGTACAGAGCTTATCTCACCATAAGGGAATGTAGTGTGATACCTGCACTTGCAACTTTAGCTCAGATGGTAGAGCATTTGACTTTTAATCAAAGGGTCGGGGGTTCGAGTCCCCTAAGTTGCACCAAGTCGGTTACGGTTGCCGACAACAATAACGGTTCATCAATTAAAATTACACTGATTACAAATTACAAACTAATCTGTATGTAAAGGTAGGTGAACAAAAAGGTACTGTGAAAGCAGTACCAACATTGGACTATAGCCAAGTGGTAAGGCAAGAGACTTTGACTCTCTCATTCCGCTGGTTCGAATCCAGCTAGTCCAACCAAAATATTTTGTAACTTATTCTAGGTTACAGATATAAAGTAACGTAAAACAAAGGTGGTGATAAAATGATTAAACTTAATTTTATAGAGTGTGACGAGAAAAGTACAAAAAAACGAGTCATAGGAAACTACAGAACTTCACAGGAATGTAGTCGGGTTATGAATGATTACATTTCAAATAACAAATTAAGGAACGTAAAACCTTATAGGTGTTATTGGTAAGAGGGTACGGAAACAATAATGGACTATGGTTCACATTGGAAATTCTTCAAACTCAAACTAACGTGTAATAAATCAGCCAATGAATTATAAAATTGGGTCTGTGGCGATGAATAAACAAAAAAAATAAGCCACTCAAAAGAGTGGCTTACGAATGAATATTAGATGTATTTATTGACTTTGTGGTTTATAAATTTAAAGATACCTGTTACGATCGGGGCAATAAGAACAAATCCCAAGAATGGAACGTTGATTATTAGTTGTTTACACATATTGCCTATAAACAATATTGCACTTAGTAAACTATTGAATATTTCTAACATATTTTCACCACCTTTTGTTTACTTCAAGTTGTTTACCTTTTTGTTTTATTATAACATGGGTCAATTAACTTGTCAACGCCATTAACGCATATCTCATCTTTTATACACAATTTATACACAAACTATCACATAGTTTACATTTTACATATGAGGAGAATTATATATGATTATACTTTTATTTATTATATCAATCACTATGCTTATTATTTCTATAATATTTAATAAGAAAGGTAATGAAGCTAGAAAGGATACAGCAGGTTGGCTTACTTCTTTAATCCTGTTCGGTTTTATAACAAGTACTTGTTTATTTGCAACATTAGATCTTACAGATTCGGTTGTACAATCTAAATATACAGTAGAAATGATTACTATGTACGAACAACAAAATAATCAAATTGAAGAACAAATTGATACAGTTGTAAAGCAATATCAAGAATATGAAAGTGATACATATGCAATGACTTCTTCTGAAAGTTCTATTACTCTTGTAAGCCTTTATCCTGATTTAAAATCAGATGAACTCGTAAAGAAACAGATAAAGGTGTATCAAGATAATAATAAGAAGATAACTGAGTTGAAGGAAAAGCAGATAAATGCAAAAGCTTCTAAGTGGTGGCTTTATTTTGGAGGGTAAAAAATGAGATTTAGTGGATATGATAGATTTAGTGGATATGATATAGGAGATAAAGTAATATATGTAAGTTCTTTTACCAAGCCTATGATAGGTAAAGTTATTTATCGTATAAATGACAATTATCTTGTAGACCTTTCTGATAATACAAGAAGATGGGCAACAGATAGAGAATTGAAGAGATATGGCGAAAAGAATGACTATCTTAACGTTGTTAATAAATATATAAAAGGAAGAAAATATAGATGTATTAAAGATTATATTTTTAGTGACTCTATTTTTGAGGGTGCTTTTATAGAAACAATACCAACAAATACTGAATTTACTATTGACATACTCTTTTCATATACAAAGATTATACCTATTAATGAATGTATAACTATTATTTATGTTGCTTTACGCCCCATTGCTTGGAAACCTAAATATGAAACTAATATACTAGGCGGTACAATAAATATTGTTTGGGAAGATTTTGCAAAATATTTTGAGCTTGTAAAGTAGGTGATTATATGGGTATGGATTATAAATATAGTGGTAGTGCGAGTTATGGTCGTTTTGATAAAGAGTTGTGTGCAGTTGCAGAGATATTTGGTGCGGTTAAGACAGATAATCTTAAAATAAGGGAAACTGATGTAGCTAGATTTAATTCAAAGCATAATATGTTTTACAATGTCTTTGGTACATATAGCATTTTAAAAGCAGATGAACTTAAATTTTTATTTCCGAAAGATACTAATAAAACATTGGCAAAGTGGTTTCAGAATGTTTATGGCAAATTTACGGTTGAAGAAACAAAGGAAATATTTGAGCAAATGCGTAAGCATCCTGATATTGAGATAATATCACAACAAATATGGAATGAATTATTGTTTTGTAGTAAGAATAATCTACCTTGGCACATTCTTCGTTAGAGTGTTTACTACAATGTTTCAGCAACCAGCAGCCATGCTGTTGACATAGATTTTAATTTTTATTCCGTTCTGAAAAGAGCGTTAAAATACACATTTTATCATAGAAAAAATAAAGGAGCTGTAAAACAATGAAAGGTTATAAAGTTTTTAACCACGATTGGACGTGTAGGGGCTTTCAATATTCAGTCGGCAAAACATTTGAAGAAGATGTAATACCCTCCTGTTGTGAAAAAGGCTTTCATTTTTGCACAGAACTAAAAGATTGCTTTAGTTATTATTGTTTTGACCCGCTTAACAAAATTGCCGAAATCGAAGCCCTTGGCGAAATTGACACAGAAGCAACTGGTAAGAAACACTGCACTAACAAAATCAAAATTGTCCGTGAAATTTCATGGGAAGAAGTTTTGAAAATGATTAATGTAGGAAAAGCCAACACGGGATTTGGTAACACTGGCAACTATAATAGTGGCAACTATAATAGTGGCAACTATAATAGTGGTCATTGGAATAGTGGCA